AAGACCCCCCTTACCCCTTAAAATGGATGATACTCAGGCCGTTACGGTCTGTCTGCTTACTTTTTTGTAGATATTCATGAAATCATACTTAATAATTTCGTCAATTGCTCTTTCAATCTCTTCATTTACTTCTTTTTCAGAAAGTTCATCAGAAATATTTGCAATTCTTGCTAAGTATGAACAAGTGTTGTAACCTTTTTCGACATCGAACAAGAACCAAGAAGTGAATTGTTCGAAAGGATCAAAAGGATTGTCGAAAGTTGTTAACATGAATTCTTGTAACATTGATCAATTCGCTCCTTTCAAATACGATGAAACTGTTGATGTTGAAACACCAAGAGCTTTTGCTATCTCTTGCAAAGTGTAGTTAGAATTGCGCATAGCTTTAATCTTGTTAACCTTTGCTTGACTTAATGTGCTTGTTGAACGAGGTGTTGCTCTTTCTCTAAGATTGTCAACATCTGTGTTGTTAAGTATCTTGGTTAGTACATTCTCACTGATAGCGCCTGCTTGAATAGCTTCCCATTCTTTATCTGTTATCTTGATTGGGTTTCTCTTAGCACCGACAGAAGATCTGTACTTAGTTAATGCCTGTTGCCCAGCTTTCTTGATGTCGCCAGGCTTCATGTTCTCATTCTCTTTCTTCTTATTAGCAACCTCAACATTAGCCAACAATTGAGCTCGTCTTTCACGAGGAGCGTTTAATAAGGCATTGTTAAGTTTAGACAATAAAGAATCCACCTCTGTTTGGTAGGTGGACTTAGCTGAAGAAGAGTATTCTATTTTTCCAGTAGACATCATTTCTTTTCTAGCACTATTTGCAAGGGACTTCATTTTGTTAGCGTAGTCTGCATAAGCTCTTTCTATACGAGTATCGGCCTCAGAAATAAGAGAATATGCATTATCGGTCTCTGCCATTTGTGTACTCTGCTGCTTACGACGTTTGGTAACATACGTGACTTCACCAGTCTTTTTATTGACTTTAGGTACAGTATATTCCACATCATCGGCTGTCTTATAAATAAGGGAGCCTTCGGGTTTGGTGGGATCATACCATTCTTTACCCTTCATGTTAACCTTAGGGGTACCTTGTCTTTTATCGACAGATACCTGGGACTTAGCTCTAGAAATAAGAGTGGATGCACCACCAGTTTGATACTCTTTCTTAAGAGCCGCTATGTTATTATCGATTTCACTTTGCTTGTAGTTAAGTTTATGTTTCTCAGCATCAATAACAACCATGCTATGACGAACAGCTCTTGCTAATTTATCTTGAGAAGCTCCTTGAAGTGTCATATCTGTAATAAGATTAGATATGATTCCCATCTGAGTACCTGTATTTTTCATGAGGCGGGCATTTCCGCTAGCAATGTCCTCTTCGGAATATGCATATGCAGTCTTGGGATCAAATCCCTTAAGTCCTTTAAGAGGTGGTGTTGAAGTTATTTTTACCTTGTCACCCTTATCATGAGTTGGAATACACATAACTGTATCACCATCAAAATCTGCACCAGATAATCTCTCAGCTACTTTACTATTTATACCAACAGCGTCAACAATATCCTTGCCTAATAATTTAATGGCAGGCTCGTGTTTATTATTAACTGTTAATATAGGAATCTCGAAAGTGCCTCCATGAGGATATCGAATAAGGGCTAGCTTTGTACCATTTTCATAGTTGGGTGCATATACTTCAGTATCTTTTAAAGAATTAATCGGAATAATAACATGGTATTTTTGTCCCGGAAGGGCTGCTGCCTGCAAATGTACAGCCGCTTTATCACAGTCATCAGCAAATGATTGCAGGAGATGCTTTTTAACAGTCGGATTGGTGAGAGATGCGATCTCATCATATTCTGCTTGCTTATCAGCAATTGCCAAACCTAGCTGTTTTTGTGCCATAGTCAGTGACTGCTTGGATAAGAACTGAGAAGGAAGAGCATCCTTCCAGTCATCCCAGTCACCTTCTTCAGCCCTTTTATTTATAAGAGATAACTGTCTGTTACCATCTTTGTCAATATAGTAGCTTTGACCTCCAGCTTTAATTAATGAACCAAACGGATTGTCCGGATCATCTTTTATGTCTTTGAGAACTTCGAGTTTGGATTTGTCTTTTCCTTTGTTGGTGTTAAATATGACATCTACACCATCAGGCATGTCATCGGAATATACAGCCATTCCTTTTATGTATTTTTTACCGTCTACTAATATACGAACCTGAGCATAATGAGAATCGCCTAAAGATAAATCCTCAACGCCTCTTCGAATTTCAACAATACCATCTTTATCGATACCGCCATCTTCTTTATAGCGAATCATAAGACGCTTTGAATCCATACTTTTAGGATATACAAATTTGTCAAATGTTTCACCACCATCATGAGATACATAATCATTAATGGTATGAATATTTTCGAAGTCGTATATTTCTTTATGTTCGGTACCAGGAGGACAAATAACTTTAAGATTTGTCTGTTTACCTTTATTAGTGACCTGAGGAACTCCACCACCGTAAACTTCATATCCTTTACGCTCAAGCAAATATAGAGCCTGATTGAGTTTTTCTTTAGAAATACCTAACTCACGCTCAACTCCAGAACCAACATCAATCATACCTTTTTCATCAATTTGTTTTTGGATAAAATCGGCTATTTTTCTAGCTTGATTCATTCTCGTTTCAGAGTCAGCATTCAGCCACGACCTGACAGTGGATTCATTAATATTTTCTCCAAGACGTTCGCTCATTCTTCGAGCTATCTCAGTATCGCCAAGGCCGTCTTGCTTTAAAGATTTAGCAGTGGCAACATTTAGCATTCTTCTTTCGTTTCTTGCTAAAGATTTCTCTTTTCTATATTGAGTTGTAGTGAGGCCGAACTCATTCATAATATTCTCAGGAGTTTCTTCCCAACCAGATTTCTTGAGTTCTTCGACACGACTGAGAAAATCGCGAGTCCTTTGATAAGGGTTATCTCCCGACCCATATGGATATCGCCCAGAACGACGAGGCATACCATAATGCTGTAATGTTTCATTCGGATTATCAGAACCACATCCGTAATTTGACATTATTTCTTCTGCTATACGGCTCATATTTTATGCCTCCTTATTATCAATTTTCTCTAAGATCTTATTGAAGTAAACGATGGTGTCCATAATTTGAAGAATATCTTCAGCTGTTGGATGATGTATTAGCACTTCATCTTGTTTGTATAATCGAAGCTCTATTTCAATATCGCCTGGTTTAACTTTGTATTCCAAACAAAATAAAGCAGCATATACTTCAAGCTGCTCGATGTGATCTTCTATTTTTCCTGACTTTCCTGTTTTTAAATCGTGAATCCTAAGCATTCCATCTCTGAAAGATATAGCATCAGCAGTGCCAAAAAATCTCTCAGAATAAAATAGAATAACTTCAGTGCTCATACGATAACCAATTGCATCATTTACATATGCATAAATAGTCTTCTTAGATCTAGGCTGTTTAATTCCTAAATCAATTGTTGTCTTAGCCCATTCATGAAGACGAGTCCCCATTTCTGAAGTTTTCTTATTTTTGTAAACTTCGACTAACTTATCGTCGTCATATCTTAGCCAACTTGATTGGCTTGGTGAAAATGGCGCATGAAAACCTTCAAGCTTGGAATGATTCGCGAAGTTCATCTAATACCTCCTCCATATTTTCCGGACAAATAAATCTTGAAAATGACATCTCATTCATTCGTCCAACATAATATTCTTGATTAGGCTGTTTCTTAGCATTCGCGGTTTTCTTGCATTCAAGAGAAGCCCATTTGTCATTATGCAAAATAAGCAAATCAGGGATTCCTTGAATATAGCTTGAATCGTTTTTCATTACAATGCATCCAGGAAATATATTCTTAATCTTCTGGATTAGCATTGCTTGAAATTTGTTTTCTAACATTTTAGTGGCCTCCTCTCCCTTTCTAAAACGCAAAAGAGAAAGTAAAAGCATAAATGGCGCTTTTATTTTTCCTCTCATAAAATGGCATGTTTTTTTCGCGAATTTTGAGAAACAGAAAAGGGCAGGTTTGTCCCGCCCTTTCTTTTAAATATGTATTTTTAGAAATCGACGTATCTAAGGTCGTCGACAGAACATTTGAGAGCTTTTGCTATTTTATCGAGTGTATAAAATGTAGGCATTGCTCTGCCTTTAATATACATACTGATTGAAGCTTCGGTGATGCCGCTAATCTCTGACAACTTTTTCTGAGTCATACCTTTAGCATATATCATCTTCTGAAGTTTCAATCCGAATTCCCTCTTGCATTCTTCTTCAGTCATTTTTGTAGAATCACTAGGAAGCCTTCTCATAGACTGATGGAAGAAATCATAAAGCATTGTTGAGCCGTCATCAAGCTTGAGAGTTAATTCGCCAAGAGGTACGTTGAAACTATACTTTTCTATCCTGTCGGCTACGTACGGATGATAATATGTCATCTCCTTAAAAACATGTTTTTCAAAAACTGAACTGTCGTCCATAAACTTTCTCCTTTTCTTCTTGTGTTAAATATTGCTTGAGTTATTTGTCATGACAAATCTTTGCCCACTTGCCCACTTTTTTTTGCTATTTATTATTATTTTTAACGAAATTATATTACTCTATAATTTTATATACCTTTTCACTTAATAATAGAAAAAAAGTGGGCTTTTGACCAAAATGTCATGACAAAAAATCGAAATCTCACAAAAATAGCCCAAAAACACCTCAAAATGACCGTTTTTACCTCATTTTCGCAAAAATCTCGAATTATTGTCATGACAAATTTGACCACTTTTTGCCCACTTTCATTGACCAAAAGTGGGCTTTTTTCGACAAAAGTGGGCAGAATTAATGTACTACAAAAAATCTGGTCAAATCCAAAGTGGGAAAAGCCCGTTTTTTAAGCCTAAAAGTGGGCATAAAATCGGCCAAAAATAATTATTGTCAGTACAAAAATTGTATTTATTGTCGTGACAATAATTCATTTACCATCTACTTTTTTCGAATTTTTGTATTTATTGTCGTGACATTAAATCATTTATTCTTTGAATCTTTCCAAGTTATAACTTGCTTTTATTGCCTTTCGAGTGATATCAGAAATAGATTTTCCAGTTCGATCTGCTATGTATGCGAGCATTCCTTGCTCATCTTCGTTCAGTCTTACCTGAAGCATGTACGTACGCTTATCGCTATCCTGTTCTTTAACAGGTCTTCCTCCATTATTTTTCTCCATATTTCTCAGCTCCCATTATCAAGAAGAATATACAGAGTGTTATTGCATACTGAAAATGCTTTTACGTACGTATAATATAGTGAAGGATGTAAGTTGGTAGCCATGCATTCCTGCAATACAATCTTATTCGTATAGATAATAAGACTAGTAATCTGAGGAGTCAGCAGCATATCTACCAAATTCTTAACAGTAATACATTTATTCTGTGTCGTCATTGTCGTCGCCATGATCATCAACCTCCAAATATGAATCTTTCCAAGTTATAACTTGCTTTTATTGCCTTTCGAGTGATAATTATGTTTTCGTTATCTCCCAGCCAGTCGAGCACTACCAAATTCTCTCGATACTGCTCAGGATAATGGTCTCTTATCGGACGTACGGAAGGTCCAATATTAATTCTCACCATTTCTTTGAGATGTCTGAAGCCAAATATAGCGGGCGGAAGATGAGTCACAATATCGTTGCCGTTACGAACCACCACAAAGCCCGAAAATCTCTCTCTGACAGCTTTTTTAGGAAATCCCCATATAATACGAGGAGCACCATACCCAACACCTGTAAGGCAAATATCGGGCCTGTTGAAACGTACGTACTCATAACATAATTGAGCTATAGCTGCACCGTGAGAATAACCTGCAATATTAATATTCTTAATTTCAGGATTCATTATTATATCTGCTACGTGTGGCTCAATAACTTTCCATACTCTGAGAAATCCTCTGTGACAGAACCACAGATTTTTCATATCACAATAAGGCTTAGCCGGGAAATCGAAATTGTTTATCCAGTCTCTTTTTCCATTACTCCATTCGAAGAAAATATCGACTGTATCCCCATTATAAATATCGCTTACATAATATGATGCGTCTTGCTCCTCTAACTGAATATAAGGAACTGATAATAGCACATCAAATCTTTCTTTCAAATTCATGCTTTGTAACTTTTGCCTCCAAATTTACGTTTTTTGATAATGTTTTTGCAATATTGATCGGTTATTTTACCGGACCTGCATCCGATTGCATCATTTTCGTACCTACGCCTCGTGTACTCACGATCTCTCTTTTTCTCGTATTCAGCCCATTCTGGACAAGTCGAGTGGCATCCAGGTTTCCTATTAGGGCAATCCTCATGAAATTTATAATCATAGCAAGGTGTTTGCGGGCGAGACATTTTTAATCCTCCTTATTTTCTATTCCTGTTATTAATTGTGAGTAAGGTAAAGTTTCTATCCAATCGCAGAACGTATGCCACTCGTCAAGCTTGTGATTTCTACGAGACTTATAAATATTCGCCAGAACCTCGTAATTAAGCATGACCGTCCGGCGCTGGTTATAAGAGCTCGGCAGCAGCTGGATGAGCTGCCACCAAAGCGTCTTCTTGTACTTTGCATAGCATTCATCCGACATAACAGTGTACCGATCCACTTGTTTATCATTCTTGGCAATAAACACAATTCGGTTCATATTCAAACGGGCAATAATCTCTTCCAAAAGTGCAAGCTCATCATTGCATAAATGCTCGTGACTGAAATCTTCCAGCGTAAATTCCTTATCTGCAATCTTATGCATCGTAGAGCAGGAGTTGGCAACCGTACCCACCTTGTAGGTATCGAATTCTTTCCACCAGTACAACGGAGCCGTAATATCAAGGTACACAGTAATCATCCGCATGAACTTGCGATGGTCAGTGCCGGCGTTACGAAGACGCTTCATCAAATCCAAATCGTTCTTACCTATACAGAACGCATGCTCAGCCGGATTTTGGTGAATTAATTCTCCGCCAATTATTGCATGGACATCGGATATATAGCTGTATCCACTATCGCTCCTATCCCAACTGTTCTTAGGATTCCTCATGCCCCTTATAGCAGCTTCCCATCCCATTACTTCAACATTTTCAATTTTTATCATTTTCTTTCTCCTTATTTAAAGCCTTCGTTCCAAGTTCAAGAATTTTAAGTAATGTTTCTTCAGGGATCTCCATAAGATGAACATTTCCTTTTTCTTTTGCATACTCACGGATTGCTTGTATAATAGCTTCGTTTTCTGTGGTTCTTACCGTTGCAATTATCCTTTGAGTGATTGAAGATGCGATTGACTCACTTGGGTCAGTATAGCCACAAAATGGACACACAAGATGGTCAATATCGAATAACATATCAGCTTTACATACTGGACAAATCATTTCTCTTTCTCCTCCAAAAAATTTATAAGTTTGCCCATGCATTCGGGGCATAAGCCAATGGGACAGGTAGCCATTCCTGTGCCACCTTTTATAGTCACACATACAAATGTCATTGCATTATAACCAACATATTTTTCGTGCTCGATCTTTTCATAATATTCATATAGTTTCCCACATCTATCGCATTTCTTAGCGAGTGCCATCTTTCTTCTCCTTTTCATCTATTTTTATAAATGGTTTAACAAGTTCATACTTATCTGGTGGAAGAATATCTTCAGGGCCCCATTTCCAATCCCAGAATCGCCAAGTAAGATACTCGATTGATCTCATATCGTCGTATTTAACTTTGTTCTTCTCAATATTGTAGGTGGTGAGATCATATGTTCCATTGCCTAATAGCTCGATGCAGTGCAAGTGGTATTGATATATAGCCTCAATAATTATCATTGAGCTTGTATATTCATCCTTTACTTTCTCCCAACAGGCAAAAGTCCAAGCGGATATGACCTCTAAGACAATTAAAATGCTGATTATTACAGTAACTATTATCATTTATCCTCCTCAGCTGCATATAAATAGACAGTATCTTTTGAGTTTCCAAACATTTCAACACTTGTAAGCGGGGCCGACCCCCAAGCTTCTTCCATAAAAACTTCCACATTTGCTTTTTGCGGCATTTCTTCTAAAACTTTAATAAGTTCAGCAACTGTCATTGATCCTTCCTCTCATTTCTTATTTTTATCTTTTGCTTCCCAGTGAGTGGGTTTATGCGAATATAGATTCATTGGATTCTCTAAGCACCAGCAACAAGGACTTAAACCTTCTGGTGTTTCTTTGTGCTTGCAAGTCTCGCAATATTGATCGAAATATACCTCTTTATACTTTTCTTCCATTTACTTCACTCCTTTTACCATTACATAGCCGTATACCCGGTCATAAGATCTAGGGCCAAAGCTTCTGCGAATGATAATATCTTCGCTAGGAATAAGGTAGCCATTGCTAATATACAGAATAGGAGTTCCTATAAACTCTGCCCGTTCCAGTTCCGTATATACCCCTTTTCCGATTACTCCGTCGACGCTGCTGAATACAACTATGTCAGACTTGTTCACCTGCTCAAGACAGATGTTCATAATTTCTTCTTCTGTTTTACCAGCCACATTCATATCTGTTGACGGATTGAATATGTCCGCGTTGCAGAAATACGTTTTAATCAAGTCGAGTTCATATTCCTCGATCTTTGTCCCGTATTTCCATTGATGGTGTGCGTAATAGATTTTCATTTTTTCTCTCCTTTTAAATTTATTAAAAATAATAGGACACCTTGTTCAGATGTCCTTAAAGTTCTTATGTAGTTGCTTGCTTTACCATATATCTCCATAAAGCCTTTTTCATAAAGAAACCACCAGCTTTAGCTGCCTTACCCATTAATTCATCGAGCATCTCTAACAAATGGATAGTCTCTTCTACAGTTTGAGATTCATCTCCTTGTTCTTTGAGCACCCCGGTCATTCTCAAGTAATGCATCATTTCCTCGTCGTTTCTCATAAATTTAGGTTTTCTTAATATAAAGTTTTTCATAATTTTCAACTCCTTTCATTAAAGAAGTTGCTTTTTTCGCGTTCACCATTTCACCCAACGAACTTCATTGAACTGCCGTTTTTCGCCAAGAGCTTTGCTAATTGCCAGGTCAATTCCCGATCTACTTTTGAGATGGTAGTAGTAGAGGTCTCGGAATGGAGTGTTCAGGCGGTCAATTCTTCCAGCAGCTTGAGAGAGTGTCTTATAACTATAATTCTGGGAATAGAAGACAATGGTATCAGTCTTGATGCAGTTCCATCCCTCTGCTCCAGCTGTGTATTGCACAAGATATACCCATTTTTTGCTGTCTGGGATTGGTTGGTGTGCATGCCCGTTCCACTCGGCAATTTTGACATTTTCTCCATAATATAACCCTTTCAGAATATCGAGTTCATAATCAAAATTGTAGAATACAATCATTCGAGGATGCTTCTCGGCAAGCTCTATTAAAGCTACTTGTCTGGATTCATCAGAGTTCACAATTCTTCGCAAGACATAGCAAAGACCAGATGCTTGTTGGATCGGCTCATTTTTAAACGGGTCCCATCGAGTACGGATAACATCCTTATACTTAGAGATATTGTACTTAGCATATATGTCTTCGTGATGGGGAATCGTCTCTCTGTCGAAATCCATGTCTATGAGAATCTGATTTCTCTGTCGAATGAGTCTACCAGTATTAATATAGCGGTCAATCTTTGGGTATTTGGTGAATCGAGAATATATAATGTGCTCCCGAGCGAATTCTGTTTTGTTTTTGTAGAAACCGTTCGCTATAAATACTGGAATGTATTGCTGCCAATTATCTCCTGGAGTTGCAGATAAGATGATCCATTTGTTTTTCCTGGCAATATCGTAAAAAGCCTTAACCCATTTACCTGTTCCGGTAACACGGTCCTCATCAAATATAAAGAAGGCCCCATAGACATTTTTGTATTTCTGAATATTATTCCAGCTATCTATCACAACTTTGTTTTGGTAGTAATTTAACTCGGGATCGATTGAGAGTAAGAAATATGATAGCTCGCCTTCCCACTCTAAAGAATCCCTCTTCATTGCTGTGGTGATAATATATAAGTCTTTGGGGCTCTTCATCGGAATGTAGTCTGGATCTCTACTACCGCCTTGTTCTTTAAAGTAGTAATAGAGACCAGTCCTACTTTTTCCGCTGCCAACACCGCCATTGAGAATACAACCATTTTGCATTTTTTTAACTGCGTCCATCTGGTAATCTCGCAAGAACGGCTCTTTTGACATCATTTACCTTCCTTTTCCGGTTCAAATATGTAGAATGAATATGATTTTGTCTCAGGATTATAAGACATGGTGTAAAGAAGCCCGCTGTTAGTGAGGATCGTCTGAATCTTTATGATTGCATCTGCGGTAGAATTGATAACCATTATTTCTGTTCCTCCTTTTTTTCTTTCGGAGCCCAGTGTGTAGGTTCATACTCATTTGTTTTTGCATCATATCTATACTCACAGCTGTCACAATGCGTATCCGGACAAAAATTGTTCAGAGTAAAATAGCTGCAGTTGCCGCATGTTTTTGTGACGCTGGATTTAATATAATGTTTATGCCCCTCCTCGGCTTCTTCCTTAACTTCCTCTGTAGCTACCTCAAAGTTAGGCAGCCATTTCTTGAATTCGTTACAGTAATTACCTTTATTTCCGAAGAACCTTTTGCATATAGCCATAGCCATACCTTTTTCGGGGTCAAAAACATCATCTTTTCCGCATTTAACTACTGTCTTTATTCCATCTTTCCAAATAACAATAGTTGCCGGAGGATTAAATATAACCTTTTCAATGCCGGGATTATTGAGACGCCGCTCATCGGGAATGTTTAACTTAGAGCGCTTGTTTAACTTAGAGCGCTTGCACATTTCTTCAGTGACAGCTATATCGGCAGCACAATATAAGTCGTTTAACCATTCTTGATACGTATTCATAATTTTCTCCTTTTAATCTTTGAATAATTATTTAAAATTCTTGTAATCGTCCTTAATGGAATTGTAGTAAGGGATAAAAGTTGGTGTAATCGAACGAATAGTTCCGTCCGTACCAACCTGGACAGTTATTATCCATCCACCTATGTGAACCGATATGCCCTTCCCTCTGGTAAATGGAGTTTGAGACTGGAAACAGCCTGTCTGGAACGTATGAACATTCCTGTAGAATAAATATTCAGCTTTGTGATAGTGACCTATAGCCAGAATATTCGGCTTTGAGTCACTTTCCATAGCTTCAATCATCTTTTGAGGTTTATAGCTCAGTGCGTATGCGGTGCCATCCCAGGGATGACGGAGTTCGAGGGTGCAATTAGGGGTAAGTTTTACAATAGCACAGTCCCGGCCAAGGTATTTCATATCAGGTCTTTGATTAGCTATAGCCTGACCGATATCGTAGCCAACTTGCTTATAGATACTAGCGTCGTGATTTCCGGTAATGAAATGAGTTGTGATGCCTTCACGCTTAGGATAGTTCTTGATTACATCATCTCGCATCTCATCGGCGGATATAAGATAAAGTTCATACTCATGACCAGCCCTCATCTTAAGTCCGTCCGTAATGTCACCGGTATGGTATACATCTTTAATTCCGTTGGCTGCCAAGATATCATAGAAGTTGTGCAAATATGTTATCTGTGTATACTTACTTCCCATCTGCGTATCTCCCATGAGACCGAAAGTAATTATCTCTGTTCCATCCCAATTAGTCTCATGAGTTTCAGGTTCTTGATTTTGGATGGCTACTCTTTTTTCTTTTTCGAGATCCTGCTGTTTCTTGTGCTTTTGAATGTAATAATACACTCGATGATATATATCACCCTCAATAGAACCGACACCGAGCTCTTCCTCAATTCGTCTTGTCACTTCAATAGGTTTAAGACCTTGGGCTGAATATTCAAGCGCCAGCTCTTGCCAAGTTTTCATAAATGGTTTCCTCCAATTTTCATATATTTCCCTCCTTTCGAATTAATATATAAAAGAATAAGACGCTCAGATCTCTCCAAGCGCCTTACTTCGCTGCTTAAACATATAGTTTTCCGTTATAAGGTCTTTTCTCTTCAATCATCTTGTACCAGCATGAGCTATGAATATACTGTTTAAGACCAGTACGTGTCACGACAAGCTCTGCATCGTTATGATGAGGACTCTTTTTCAGTATAGCATCCGGAACTTGATCAACTTCGTTTCCGCATAATGGACATTTAGTGACGACTATTAATCTTCTAGCCATTTATATCAACTCCACATTAGTTAGTACATAATCCCAGCTAGTTCCAAAGTGGGTTATGCCCCATACATAAATATCAAGTCTTTCATTGTAGAAGACTATTTCGTCCGTATATTCTTCCAAGAACTTATAACCATACTCTGAGATGATATAGTCTTGGTAGATCTTGTCTTCAATCTCACCAGCAATAACATCCCAATCTTCTAATGTCTCTGCTCTGACCGTGTTGTTAAGAATACAATCACCTAGAATCCCGGCTAAAGCTCGGTAGTCTAAATATCCATTCTCCAATCCGTGATTTGATACCTTTACTCCATAAGCTTTGCCGTTAAATAGTGTGATCTTGTTCTTTTCCATGATGTCTCTCTCCCTAGTTGTCTTTTATAGTGTGTCTTGCTGAATATAAATGATTATTCTTCCGTATACTTCATTGCAAATCTATCAACCTTCTGAATGATTTCACCGCCCTGAAGATATGCTGTACGACCGGTCTTTCCGTTGACTTCCCAATCATAAGGCCTGATATCGAGATTTGCCTCAAGGATCTCAATATTATCAAGGCAGTCGATACTCTCCTCATCGAGTTTGTTGAAAGCAGTGCCAGTCTTCAAATATACAGCGGGTCCGAAATCTGTGAATTTGATCTTAACAGGCAGGAACATAAAAGGATCTTCTTCATCTTCACGAGGCGGCTTAATTCTGACATTCCATCCCTCTGCAATCAGCTTATCCGCCGTCTCCTGATCTTCGATGACAATTGCAAAGTTACGCTCTCCTTCACGGTTAAACTTAGAGCCGACTCCAGAAAAGTTTCTGTAAATGACGATAGCGTCGTCAATCTGTAAAATTCCTTTAGGTGCAAATGTAATGAACATAGTTTTAATCTCCTTTAAAATATAAATTAGTTTTCTTTTGCTTCGTTTTCTTTTTTAGCTTTCTTAATCTCGACATACACTTTTCTTGTGAAGCCGGCAAGGAAGCCAATACCGAAAGCAACAATTGTTGACTTGCGAATGTTAATAGTAATCATGTTAATTCTCCTTTAATATAATTTTTATCTTTTTCTGAACGCATCATCGTCCGTATCATTTAAGAAAATAGCTAAGTCTGAAATATCATAGCCTAACGCACAGTCGAAATGATATGCGTCGTTAGTGAAGTTTGGACAACCAATACAACTTTCTCTGCCGCAGGCCATCAGCCACGGTGGGGTCTTGCCGTCGGATACAGGATCGTCAGAAACAAACCATTCAAAGTCTCCATATCGAGATATAGTAGCCACGGCATCATCGACCATTTTGTTGTAATATGATTTGTCAATATCGTTTTGTTTGTCGAGAGTTCTAACTACCTCTGACTCAAGCCAGCGATAGCCTTTTGCTCCGGTTGCTGAAGTGTACTTGACATTTCCTTCTTTGTCTTTACCTTCACGGAGAAGTTCACCTCCGCCGCAGCCAGGTTTGATAGGACAGAAGCTGCTTACTTTTCCGATAAAGCGATAGTTGTGCTCGCCATCAGGAAGTCCCTCATTCAAGTCCAAATATAAAGCTGTAGCTACAGACATTGTTTCGCACATATCTTTAAATTCGATAGGCTCTCTGCTAAAGAGCTTCTTGAATGTGTAAGGAACTGCAAACTGTTTACCTGTTGCGGTCCACTCACCTGCATGCTTTCCATCTTTGTGCTTAGCAATATAAACAGCATCATTAACCAGACAGAACTTCTCAAAGTTAGCCTCAGTCTCAAACGTGTAGCCAAATTCCTTACCAAATCTAGTGACAAAGTCAATAACCTCTTGTGTAGCATTAGGTATCTTGATTGAGTCTGTCTTGATATGGCAAACTGTAAAGCCCATCTTCTGAACTTCTTGTTTGAGAAGTGTCATGAATAATGCTCCACGCTTTGCTACGATATTGTCGATGTTATTGGGATCACGGAACGGATTTTCAAATGCTGCACTTGTAAGACCATAAATGGAGTTGATAATTATCTTGAGGGCCTGAGCCAAGTCTGCTGCTTGCTCCTCGTTCAAATATGGTTTAAGAACTCCTCCAAGAAGTTTGCCTGCTGTCTCGAAGTCTTTATGCTTGATAGCAACACGTGCTTCAACAATCTCCTCGAATACTTTTGTGAATTCCGGTCCGAATATACATTCAAATATGGCACTGTGAGGATGCTGCGAAGCGATATCTCCGTCCCATACATTGACGTACATTCCTGGCTTAGACCATACTCGTCCACCTTCCCCAATCTCTTCTCCCAAGTAAGTCGACTTACCATGATCGAAAATGTAGCCTTTGAAGAACGGCAGAATGCTGAATCCGTCAGGAAGCTTCTCTCCAGGAATATAATCTCGATAAAGAGGAATACCCTCGCTGTCGAATACTCGGAATTTATAATTCTCACCGAATTTCTGTCTATACTCCTCATACTGATCGCTGCCTACTGGCTTGGACATGTCACGCCAGTTGAAGACACTTTGAGGTTTGCGATTCGTACCAAATATAATTTTGGTAGAAAGTGAGTTTGTAGTGTCGTTTACAGATACATCTGTTATGCCATGCAATGCCTTGACAATATCAACCTGTATCTGTCTTGCCACAAAGTCGGCTTTACGAGCGTTAAATACTGCTTCCGTTGCGATTACATCGTTATCACAATATTCGGCAACCTTAGTCCAAAGCTCTTCTGGAACAGGCTGGTCCCAAGGAAGTCCAAGCTCCTGGTGATGAATGCCAAGTTCGATCTCCCATTTTTTAAGGGATTGCTTCTTTGAGCAGAAATCATATACATCCGTATAAGACAAGTTATAAGCTTCTCCAAAGAATGCGTCCTTAGCCCCGCTGATGATCTTCTGTGACAATTCATACAGCTGCTCGTTGTCGTATCCAATCAAGCGTCCGTACAAAATATGGTTATCATATCGACGGCAGTTAAAACCTACGAGTCTAAATTTGACCAGGTCTTCAATCTCAGAAGGTGTTGGGTTTATCATTCGGACTACAGGCCTCTCTTCCCCTTCCATCTTCCAGTTAACAAGAAATAAGTTAGGGAATACCTCAACGTCATAAAAAACAAGCTTGCTATCTCGATTGTCGACATTAACCGAAGGGTCCTCCGATTTAAATCGCATCTTGTTAACAAGCTTGAGGCAATAATCTGATTGGTGCGTACTGTTAGCAGCAAAGCTATATACCGAGTTTCTCAAATCAGTAACGTCATAGCCTAAACCGCTGGCATACGCATCTTCTAATATCTTATAGATAAAATCGATACTAGGCTTAGTCCCAGGATGAATCTCTTTATTAAGATTCCTTTTTATCAAGGTTCTAAGCCCTTTCTCGTTTTTTATAGCTTCAAAATTTACCAATTTATCCTCTCCTTTCAACGGCAATCCGGAGCTAATAGTCGCTATAGGCAAGTTGTTACATTTAGTCAACTTTCGTCTCAATGAAGTCTTGCCTGTGAATACTTTTACTTCAATATGATCGTCATAAACTTTGCTAAGTTTCGTTGGGTCTCCAGTGTAAATATAATGGAGATGTACTCCTTGTCCACTCTTGCTAAGTTCAGCATACGTAGGCGGCCATTTACTAGCCTCCTCAACGTTTCGTTCAAGGCATTTGTTGCCACTATTATCTGGAATATCAAAGTCAATCACAATATGATTTTCGGGAACTCGTATATAGTGAAGTTTTGACGTATCTAAATCTGATAGCTTAGTGGTTACATCATCCCATCTTTTAGCTGGTGTCTCGTTTTCATTAGCGTATTGAGCAGGACAGTCAGCGCATTCTCTATCAAGTAGAGAGCCAATTTCTTCAAAGCAAATATGATAGACTTTATGCTCTTCTTCTTTCTTTTCATCACCAGCAGTCTCAAATTTATCTGTCCTGAACTTACTATAATAACTACGAACACGAGAACCGTCATCGAAGTTAAACCTATCGTTATACTCCCAGAAATAGTTCTTCATTTCCTCTTTAAAACTCCTCTGAGAAAGTGGATAAGGCACTTTAGCATCGTCACAATATACTTTATACATCTCCCATGCGGCTTTTAACGTTGTCCCATCTTCCTTCTTAAAGATATGATAGGAGTCAATTATAAAGTTATAGAAGTCATTTGAAGCCCCAAGCATAGACAAAGGAATATAATTGTCATACTTTCCTGGGTCTTGTAAATATATCTCTTCACAATGAGATGCAATTGCTCCAAGTTCGAAAGTTACCTGCTTCATAATCTTCTTGTATTCTCTTGGGTCCAACTTATTACCGGACGGAGACACATCAATCAATCTTCGAATGAGACCTGATTTTGCGTCCGTAATCTTTACCGGCTTATTAGTGCCCATAAATAAGAAACACTTAAAACGACTAGAGTAGGTGGACTTAAACTTTTCATTAACTGTCATCAACTCATGAGAAACAAGACTGTTCAATCGTGTGTTATCTTCAATCTTGGATAAGTCGCCATCATGCTGGATAGCCACTAATGGATTAGTCTTGAATGCCTCAAGAGCAAACGAGTTACTGCTTGAGCCAAGCGCTTTTGCATCAAATACTGAATAATATCCTTCAAAGAGCTGCTGAATAATGTTTAATATAGTGGACTTACCAGTTCCGGCTGCACCATATAGCACAAGAAACTTTTGAATCTTTTTGGAATCGCCAGATACAATTGAGCCTATAGCCCATTCGAGCTTGTTTCTCTCTTCCGGTGAATATAAAGTAGACATCAACTTGTCAAATGCAGGAATATCACCCGTTTCGAGTGGATAAGGCAACTTTTTACTAGCGTAATCCTTCTTGGTTGTTTCTGTATTGGAGAATATAAGTTCCTCGTCCAACATGTGGAATGAGTCTCTCATTTGCTTCTGACAATATTTATGCCAAGCATCTATCATACCGGACGAAGCATCCCACATATATGAGACGATTATATCTTCGTTACCTTTTGCACGAAGCTTATCAGCATAATCATCGAGTTCACGATCTATTAACTGGAGCGCATCTTGCTCGTCCGTAGACCATAGGCCACGTTCCTCGATCCAAATGGCATAGAAATCGCCACCTCGAATCATTAAATCTGAACTTTTCTTAATGACGAACTTAGGATAAACTTCTATCACGCTTGACTTTGGTTTGTTGCGTGTAGAAATCATCAAAAAGTCAATCACATTTTTATTCTCCTTTCGTTAAATATCATGTTATTTCATCTAGGTAATAGTTTAGTTGATACCAAATTTCAACTTTACGTAAATCGCATTTACGTTGCCTGATTGTGAATAATCCACCTTTACCGTTTGGCGCATATTTCCGATCAAGGAATCTACGAATCTTTTCGTCCGTAACATCCCTGTCAAATCTGTCGTCCATCATAGAGCCAAGACCAAGATTAGTTATCATTCCCCAGAACCATTGTTTAGTCCTGTCGCCCATACGAGGATCGTCCATAATACTCTCCTCGCATCGAATTGCTAATGCAACCATCATTTCAAGTACACTACAAGGACCGTCCAGAGCATCGAGAACTAAGTCACTAGATCCTTCATAGCCTTGAGTTATGGCGAAACGATATCTTAAATCAATTCCGTCATCTGCTCTATTCCGGTCTTTCGGAAGTGAATATCTAAATTCAGTATTATACAAATGCATTAAAAGCTTTCTATATGAAATATTCTCTGAGTATCTACCTCTACACACTAAATCAAATAACCATTCAAAATATCTATTCTCTATAATGTGTAACGTTTTACTCATTAGTCCTCCATTTCATAAGGATTTTTGATATCTGAAAAGTTTCTCTCATCTTTCAAAATTTCATAGTCAGTCTTTAATCTATCGTTTCTGACAAAGACCGAATCATTCTCATACTCACCGAAATGAGTCAAAGATTCCTCACCAACAATATCATCTACATTACCGATGATGTCTCCCCAATCGTCCGTAAGTACGCCATCAGCATAATAGTTGAGGCTAAATACATCATATCCGTCAGCATCTCCAAATACATCCGGAGAAATTACATAAGGTTTTTCTATAGGTATCTGTTCACGCTCCTTTCCTTCCTCGTCAATTGAACTATATCCGAGGTTGCTTATTTTTTCTTTCATAACTTCATATGAATCCTGAATCGGCTTGCTTACTTTACCCATCTTTTCAAGAGCTTGTTTTACTGACTCAAGAGTTTCTGTATCTTCTTTTGATTTTCTCAAATATACTTCTTTAACCGAGTCTATCTCTTCCTGAGCTATTTGCTCGTACTTGGCCTTGAGAAATTTCCAAGTTACTGCGGAGCCGATAGCGGCCCCAACAGCAAGGAATAATACGTTAATCAATTTGTTCCTCATAATCATCCTCTTCTTTCTTAATTGTTATTGCAGTTAATGCAAGACCTGCAAAAAGCATCGAGACACTTAATAAGATTCCTCCTACCATGTGCCTTTTCATATTTGTATCTAATGTATCACTTAATATCGATATGACCACTTCAAATCTCTCCACGTTTAAAGTCTCCCTTCGCTGGACAAAACGACCAGGCCACAGACAAAGCTGATCCCAGCCATTGTAGCGAAAGTATACTTCATAAGTTTTAAATTTGCGTTCATAAATCATTCTCCTCGTTGTCTTTATTTTATTTCACTTCTAGGATCTGGAGCATTCCTCAAAAAGAATATAGAATCGCCCACAGCAAATCCTTTTAAATATCCGCATGTATACCATGCTCTTACAGTAGCAACCCCAACCCCAAATTTGGTAGCTGCTTCTTTTTCACCCATAAAGCCAACGAAAATACCATCGGCATTAACAACCTCTTCGTTCTCAAGGTCATTCGTTAGAATATAAATAATTAGCTCTTTGCCGGTCATTAAAACCACCCTTTCTACCCTCGTTTTTAGACACAGAACATCCAAGGGTAATCGAACATATCTCTCCAGTAGTTATCGGACCCTATAGCATTGAGTCCATCCCTTCATTTCATCAGCATGTAGACATTTCCATCTACATTGAAATCAAGCAAAATACTCCTTTCATAACCGTTCACGAAGGCACGATTTCTTTCTTTGTAAAGGTCATAGATTCCGAAGTCTACATGGTTAGCATTATCAGGATTGTTTTCATCGTAAACCCATCCGATGACTTGACCAGCTTGAGATCTAGGAATTCCGAGCATTTCATATACTTCATTTAAGAACAAAATGCCACGTTCTTTAAGTCGTCTGTTTGCATAAGCTTGTGTATTTCTGAGGAATGCAAGATTGTATTCTGGGGATTTATCCCATCCAGGACAAGCTTCATCAAAGAAACGAGCGTATTCACTGATTTCTTCAGAGTTTACTGCTTTTACAGTTTCAGTGGTAGTAACTTCATTGCCATTCTCATCGGTTGTTACTTGCTCGATATTTTTTGCTTTAATATTGTATTTAAGCTCGTGATCAAGTTCTTCACCAAAACGTTCAATAACACGATTTCTGTAATCTTTGAAGCTTGAGTCGACTGCTGCATATGCTGTAGCAAGAGCCGCATTTCTCTTATGAAGAATATTGTGACCTGCAAGAATGCTTGTGATAGATGCTGCTCCAAGCACAAGAGCAGGACCGTAAAGTTTAGCAAGTTTTACACCCGTCTGAGCGTAGATGATTGCAAGGTCTTTTTTACTATCATCGACAGAATATACATCAGTAGTGATAGTTTCATCAGCAAGTACAGTGTGCACCTGTTCAACTTTGAGCTTCGTGTCTTCGAGAATATCACTTACTTTAGTTGTGGCTTTGCATGCCAATACAGCGCTGGCAGTCATGCCAATAACGCCGCCAACTACAAGAATTTCCGGGCTATGCTTTTTAAGCTGGAAGCCGGTCTTATGAAATGCTCTTGTTATGTTGTTCATAAAATCAAACTTTTTCATATTTATTGATTCTCCTTCTTATAATTTGTTGTATTTTTGAGTTCTTCTTTGCAACTCTCGATATGATTAATTAACTTTTTGAGATACCATTCAGCCTTATTTAAGTCTTGAAGGCCGTTTTTGTTTTTCCAACGGCAAATATATTTGATAACATTTGCTGTACAAACTGCCTCGATACCTTTAAGTTCGGAAGTGAATGCCTCGATTACATCTATACATTCAAGACCAGCCTTACTCTGATAGTGAGGTGGATGGGATACCATTTGATCTTTTATTTCATAGTTAGTATTCTTATCATCCATAAATATAAATCCTTTCTTAATCGTTTATAGGTATTACTTTAGGAAGTACGAGCATATAGCCGTCTCTTACTCTTGTTACTCCAGCATTACGAATGTTTTTCCATCCGTATTTATTGTCTGTATACTCAGAGCTTTTGCCAACCAAATCGTAGAGGTCAGCGACTGTGACTACACTATACGTATCGATAATATCGTTCATACCAGTGAGAACTTCTTCGGCTTCGCCTCTTGTTTCGAGAATAATATCATCGTAGTTATACCCAGTCCTTGTTCTGGCTAGTTCGCTTCCATAACGGCTATCTCTCCGATCATAGTAGCTTCTGTAAGATACATTAGAAGCTGCCGTAGTTTTTCTATTCCTACCATTTCCTCCGTAGAAGAACATGGTGATACCATTGATTATTGAATCCTTAAGTGCCGGAATCAGAATATCTATAAGGATGTATGATTTTACATTCTTTATATCCTCAGAGACAAACACCTCTGCAAATTTATTAATTCCGCTTTTCTTTTTAGTCTTGACTACTCCTGTTACAACTTTTTCTATCTTTTTCTTTTCAGGTACTTTAGCCCGTTGCTGTTCAAATCTCTGAGAATTCGGTTTGTAATCATCCATTCTCTTAGTCTCCTTTCAAATATCAAAACAAAAAGGGAGATACCTTGTTATAGGCACCCCCTTTTGGTTAAACATTAATTTGTTTCTTATTGCTCAGTTTTCATCATCTGAATCTTCGATGACTTCCTCGTCATAAACGACTGTTGTCTGAGTTCCCTCTTTCTTAGTTTTGCGATTTGCTATAGCTTTCTTAACTGCCTTACCTATTGCTATTAAAGCAAGGGTAACGCCAGCTCCGATTGCTATTACAACCAACGCTGTTCCAAGTTTTGAGTTGTCCTCAAGTCCTTCAGTTGTGTTTTCAACAAGTTCATTGTTCATCATTGTTTCTTCCATGATAAATCTCCTTTCAAAATTAGAACAAAATTTTTAATGTTCTTTCTCATAACATGATGTGTATTTTTCGCGTCCTTAGCGGTCGTAGCCATACTTAGGAGCAACTGAGTAATTGATAACAATACACGGCGTGCCATCGTCCGCTATACGAGAGCCGAAGTCAATATCGATGAGCCCTTTGTCAACATTCCAGCCGATGTCATCACCAATCTTGATGTAATCGAGACCTATCTCATAATAGAATTCATTTAAAGATATATACATCTCATTGAGCATACGTCTGTTAAGTTCATTTACTGCTTTCTTAATTTGCTCGATGTCTGACTTAAAATATCTTCCTGATATAGCGTCATAGCACAATGTGTTACCTTTTTCTGTTACGACAACCTCGTTCTTACTCACCGGATTTTTCTCGATCTGCTTCTCTGCAACTTTTTCTCTGATGAGTTGCTCTTTTTTATCTCCGATTGTTTCTACAACTTGTTCACGATACTCTGTGAGAGCTGTCTCGGAAAGTTTATAAGCCGTTGCCAATGCTGCATTACGTCTCATGTTGACTGAGCTTGCGCCTATCAGACAGCAAACAGACAATCCTCCAGTGACTGCTGCCGGAATATAGCATTTCCAGCATGCTTTGAATTTCTCTCCAGCCGTAAGATCGTCTTCTTTTTTCTTTTCTGCTTCTTCCATAAATCTGAGGGCTTTAGGCGTTGCTTTGACTGCAAGGAATGTTGTTGTACACATACCTGCAATTCCGATACCTGTCAGGATTTCAGGGGTACGCTTAGTTAATGTTTTTTGCACGTTTTTAAAGAATTTTGATACGTTTTGTTTGTTCATTCTCTTCTCCTTTCACTGATGAACGAAAATTAAAAGGGCCTCGATTGAGACCCTTTCGGTTAATTGTTGTCATTTTTAAGTAAATCTTTTATGATCTCATCTTTTAATTCAGCCTTCATATCCTTTCTAGCAAGCTCGTCTGCTTTACCGGATAATACTGACATCAGTACACCCAGTCCAGTGATCGCTACTCCTAAAAGTGTTGTAGGTTCCAGATTAAATTTTCCAATTTTCATAATCATTACCTCCTTTCATAATATGGCTTGTTATTATCGCGAATTAGTATTCTTCATAACCTAATGTTGGTTCGCTTTGAATATGAACAATGCAGCACTCCAAGCCATCGTCCATAACTACATTTTCATGAGCGAAGTCTATCCATGACTGCCAATAATATTCAAAGTTTTTAGCTGCTGACCAACCTAAATCATCTCCTCCTTCTATGTGTGGGATTTTTAATAAATCATAAAAGTCATTCAGACTAGCATAGCTCATTACACTCAGTTCCCTATTAAGTTTGTATTCAGCTTCTCGAACTGCTTGATCTGTAGATTGAAAATATCTGCCTGAGAAGAAGTCATAGAATAGCTTTTTATCGTCTTCTACATCAATGCTCGACTCTTCATATTCATCCTTTGCAATACTTGACTTAACCTCTAAATCAGCTTCCTCGCCGTAGAGATCAATAACCTTGTTCTTGTATTGCTTATAGGAATTATCAAGTAGAGCATATGCACTTGCAAGAGATGCTTGCTTACTTTTATTTAAAGCATTAGCTCCGAATATGCATGCCAAAGTTGATACTCCCATTAAGACAGATGGAATATAAACAGGACCTGCTACCTTAATAGTCTCTAAAGATGTCAGCTCCTCACCCTTTTCTTCTTTCGCAGCATTTAATAGTTCGAGAGCTTTAGGTGTTGCTTTGACTGCCATTACTGAAGTTGCTATTACACCAGCACCCCCAATGCATGTTAAAATTGTTGATGCATTGCGATTTACGAATCGCTTTGAATGACTTACAAATTTGTTCATTTTCTCCTCACCCTTCGGTTGTAGTAAAAATAAAAGAGAATCAGTGTGGGTTGTGCTCGATCTCCACATCCTCATCCGCATTGATCCGGCTTTTTTTTAATCCGGTGGGCCGCTCTTCCATTTGAGCTAACTAATTCTCTTCATAACACCCCATGTAATTTTCGCGAAAAGCAAAAGGAAAGAGCCCAAAGGCTCAATCCAAACCATTCGATTTGATAATTTTGACGAACTCTTTACTATCAAGTTTTGCCTCTACTTTCGCTTTGATTTCTGTTTCTCCATCGACAAAACTAATATCTAAATCCTCAAGCTGGATAGTTACCTTGTATCCAGTCTTTTTATAAATAGATCTAGCCAATACCTTTGAAGCTATACTGTTCATAAACCCTGTAGATAATTTGATTTTCATTTCGTCCATAATTACCTCCTCCTTTTCTTTTCATAAAGGGGAGTGTATCAATCGCGAATTCAAATATCTCGTCTGTCAAAGCAGGTTTCCCATTGTTCTTTAGGTATTGGTTTAAGCTTCAAAGCCCACATTATTTGACGTATTGATACAGTAGGATACAAACCGTCCGTAGCTTGACCTGCACGTTCGTTGAAAAAGTCTATGAATTTTGGATGCAAATATAATGTGTCAGTCAGCCAGGGATCTATTTCACCCCAAGAGGTAGTTTTCGTTTCAGGATCGTATCTCTGCTGAATTACGGCCAATCCTTTTGCATCTATCAAATATAAAGTGCATTTGTTATACACTGGATGGTCACAACTATATGTAGAGCCATACATTGATAGATAAATATCAGGTTTTTCATAGTGATATCTCATAACAACCTCGTACGTAAAAATAAAAGAGGCTATGTTTCCATAACCCCTTTATTAGGCATATCATTCTTTACTTTTTAGATATTAGTTTATTCAGGAATCCTCTCCCCATTATTGTCGTGATTGTTCCAGTCTTCTCAAACTCAAAAGATTTCTTGGTTCCCCAGATTGTAATCAGCGACGGAATGACGAAGCTCGCTATAGCTATACCATTCTTAATCCATCGATCTTTCTGATCCTCTTCCATTTGCTTGATTTTAAGCTGATTATCGTATTCTCGATTCTTAGCTTTTTCTTCATGATCATAGTCAATTTTCTTCAGCTCGATGTGCCGATCCAATAACTTAGTAAGTCCATCAATCGTCATCTTGTAATCATCGGTACCCAAAGTCATGTTTTGAAATACTTCGAATTCATCTTCAATCTCTCGTTTTAATAAGGCTTCAATATCCATCGTTAATCTCTCCTTTCAAAAATATGAGTTTGTATGTCCTCATAACAGGCTTTGTTATTTCTGCGAAAGATCGGCATGATTATCGACTTTCAAAACGACTCGTCTTTTCTTTGCTAAACTGTCGAGATTATCTATCTCTATTCGATAGACATCTTTTTCCGGGTTCCTGTGGTCAATTCTCAGAGTTCCACTGCTACCGAAAGCGTAATGTATAATGCTTCCGATAAATACCCCAACAGCGAACAATAGAACGTAAAGCATTTTCTTTTCTCCTTTCTAAAATGTTTTTCAAAATATCCAACCCGGGAATTTTTCGACTTTATAAAAGTAACATCGTTTGTTGTCACCCGAGTACGGAAAATATCAATTTTTTAATCTAGGTTAGACAAACTTTTAATCTAGAATAAAACTAAAAGGGGGAGCCCCATTAGGGCTCCTCACCTTTGTCAAACATTGTTCGTATAAGAAACCATGTAGATTCCAAATAATCTTTCAGTAAATTCTTCTTAAATATTGAAACTACGAGTATTATCAGCGACATTAATAAGTTTAATGTTATGTATGTTGCTAAAAACACCATACCTCCAATAGTTTTAAAGATTGTTACTAAATTTTTAAGTGTTTTTTTCATAATAGTTTTCTCCTTTTAAATATATGTTTTCATAAAGGGATATGTAATTTACGCGAGAAAAAATAAGAGGGGCTGTAGCTTTCGCTAGCCCCTCTTTTTAAATATATTATTCGTGCTGTTCGAGACGATCTATTCTTTTATTTATAGTTTTGATCTGATCTTCGATAACTTCATCAAGTGTCTCTAAATGATAGACTCGCTCAATGACTTTATTGTGCTTTTCAACTTTTTCTTCAAGTTTCTGAATACGATAGTTGGTCAGTTTATTAGCTGCTAATATGCCAAATAAAGAGCCTAACAGAGTTCCGATTAAGGATATCAATGCAACTATTATAGTGTCGGTCATATCTTATCTCCTTCCTCAGGTTTATTTCTCTCATTAGTAATTAATTGCTCGATATACTGAAGGCACTGAGCCATAATCTTTGTATTTTCTCCCTTTGTTTCAATCAACATCAGGGTATTATAAAGTTTCGTCAATTCATTAGCCATTAGTATTCTCCTTTTCTTCTAGAGTTTTGAGTCTATTATTTAAATCTTGAATGAGTTTTAGTAACGATGGAATAATAATATTGCTATTCCACATTTCGGGTTTGACGGTACCGTCCGTATCCTTTTTGTGTTGGACAGCACATGGCAAAACATTCTCGAGATCCTCGACAATAAATCCATACAAGTCCTTATTGCACAGTTCATCATCAGAAGCAATATAATCTTCTTTATACTTGAATCTCTTAACTGGTAAGTCATAAAGTCCCTTTAGTTCATTAATATCAGCAAGCTGAATATCTTTTTTGTATCGCTCAGAAGATGATGTACTCCGTCCGAAGATACCGTTTGAGGTGATTACCATATTTGCAGCGGAGGAGTACGTACGGTTATATGTAAGATATGAGCCTATGTATCTAGACGTTGCATCTGCCGCTCCAAAGAACCAAACTGAGGATGTATTATTTGCAGCGGTGTTATTACCGGAGGTGACCTTAAATGCATTTCCGGTGTCTGTTTCATTCACGTTTTTAACCTGGTAATACATCACTGCGGCATTATTGCCGAATATGTATTGTCCGCTTGAATTCACACCGCAAAGTGTGTATGTGCTGCTACCAGAAATTATATGGAGAGCATTTGTTTTACCATCACCCTTGCCCAAATATATATTCGACCAACCTTTTTCACCATAGGTCCCCAATGCATATGTAGCATTTGCACTAGGTGTTATACTGCGGCAATTAATCCATGATGCATCAACGTCGACATTACCATTCGAGACTAAGCTAATGCTATTGCCATATATATTAGTACCGCCAATCTTTTTTAAATATCCACCATAGCCAAAAGTCGTGTTACCAGCATCATTAAGCGCATCAATTATGCCTAAGTATTCCCCACTGTTAAACGAAGAGTTCTTGGCATATAAAGCACCTTCTTGGAACATAAATGCACGATTTGCATTGTTGTTGACCGAAACATTGCCGCCTTCCATATTTAAGAACAGATGACTTGAAGTCGTGGCATTGGATTTTGCCATGATTTCATTGTTATCCATTTCAATGTGGTAAGCGGTAGGTGTACCGATAACCAATGCTGGTTTAGTAGTTCCAGACCCCAAAGATCCGGATGAATCATTCGCGTTTGCGATTTTCAATCCATATTGGTCAAATGTAGCAAGAACTTTGCCGTTCTTTCGAACCTTTACACTGTCTCCATCTATGTAGATATTGTTAGCTGCAGTCTTACCAATTGTGGTTGTACTACCGTAGCTGGAAAGTATCGTTCCATTAGTATCAAGTATGTTAAATGCCGATCCTGTGATTTGTGCTCTAGTTCCAGACCATGAACCTGACGTTTTATTTCCTATCAATACTCCATTTGCTGTATCAAAAGATAAGAAATTGGTAGCAGTTTCAGAAGCAGCAGTCCAAGCGCCCCAAGCCGTATCAGACGAACCTGTACGCCAATATTGTTTTTCATTTACTGTCGCCGTTTGCTTTGGATACCCACCCGATTTATCATTCCACGGAACAACAGTCTCAAGAGTGCAGTATTTATGTCCAGATAATCCAAGAACAGAGCTCTCTTTAAACTCGACCACTGTTTGCTTTGGATAATTTGTCATATACCATGCGGGTGTATTATTATCCTCTCTGGTATCTTTAACTGTCGTCCTGGCGAGAGCTGTGTTAGCAGTCGTTTGGGCTGTTGTCGCATTCGTTTTTGCTGTATTTGCCGTTTCCTGAGCCGTTGCAGCGTTTGTCTTAGCCGTATCCGCTGTTGTTTGTGCTGTTGCTGCATTAGTTTTAGCTGTATTTGCCGTTTCCTGAGCCGTTGCTGCATTAGTTTTAGCTGTGTTCGCAGTATTCTGAGCTGTGGTGATATTACCTTCAGCTGTCGATATTCTAGCTGTCAAACCGTCCGCAGTCTGCTCTATAGTTGTCGTTCGTGTACTGAGGTTCGTAGTCTCAGTAACGTTCGAAGCAATGCTGTTAGCCAGTATTGTTATAGAAGATTCTGCAGATGTTACACGAGTATCTAATGCGGATAGTTCATTTTTTGTTGCACACAAAGCTATAGCATCTGAGTTTTGTTTTATAGATGTTTCAGCAGTTTTGAGACGAGTATTATTAGTCCAATTGTTGACTAATTGGCTATCGTTCTCAGGCGATGTAGTCGGAGCAACAGATTCGCTGCTGTTAGTGTATGTTTCAGTCTTTACATTCCACGTGCACTTATAGTCGGAGTATATATAATATTTTCCGCCGCCACGTAGATAAAAGACTGGGAATGATGATCTCCACATCTGCCCAACATATGCAGGCATCTTATCACAGAAATTATAAGAGAATAGATCAATCCAACCTCGAACTTCAGCCTTTGTTGTACCCCATCCGGATGCAAGCATCCTCACGGATATATTGCATGTGAAACCTTTATTTGCATGGGTGCTCCAGGATGGTGCGCTATTGGCTTCCAACTGATTATTTATCTCGAATGTGTGGTAACCAGTATATGGTATCGTTGTTCCCACCACTGGATAGTACATATCTGTACTATAAGTCGTTGTATCGAGTAGATCTACGACGGCTTTATTTAGACCTTTGGTGCTTAGCTGAGTTGCAGCTGCATCGGCAGTTGTTTTTATTGCATTTACTTCAGTTTTTGTGGCACGAAGAGCAATCGCATCTGCATTTTGAGTTATGCTTGTTTCGGCTGCAGTAACACGAGTTGTGAGAGCATCCACATCAGATTGAGCATCAGTACCAGCTTTCTTTGCTTCGGTTATACTAGGCTTAAGAGCGTTCACTTTGTTGGTAGCATCGGTCGCTGCCGTGCTTATAGCCGCATCTTTAGCTGTACTTACCTCAGTCTTAGTCGCTCTCAATGCGATTTGTTCTGAGTTTTGTGTAATGCTTGTTTCTGCAGAAGTCATTCTTGTCTTCAGTGCATCCGCATCTGCCTGTGCAGCGTCCGCAGCAGTCTTAGCAGCGTTAGCTTTAGTGTCATCCGTATACTTAGATGCTTTCTCCCAATCGGCTGCTGCATAATTTTGACTTGAAGTTTTTGCAGTCTTACACCGCATTAACTCACCAGATGTGCCTTGTGCCCAGAGATCACCGACATCATATGGTGTTGTTGGAGTAGTAGTGAATACTCTTCTCTTTTTATTTGCAGTATCTTGAGCAGCCGCAGCATCGGACAAAGCTTTAGTAACGTCTACATCAGTTATGCGGTTCCAAGAATATTCGTTATTCTGAACCTGCCAACGATAGCAATATCCCGTCAAGGTATTGTAGAACAGATTTCCAAGATGATTGTTTTTAAGGTCTGTAGTTGTCCATTGAGAAGCAGGTTCATTAGTACTTGTCGGAACATACTCGTAAAACCATGTCATGATGGCCCCATCGATTTGCCCTTGCAGTTCATCAAACTTATTGTTAGTTGCGGTAACATATGCTGCCAAATCTTCAGAGTTAGTCTCTACAGAATCTGAAAGCTGGTTCATTTGAGTTTCGACATCACCGCCACTGGTCAATGCTATGCTATCTGCGGAAATATCAAGTTTATAAGCCCCGTTAGAATCCTTGTAATACTTGATATAACTTGTTCCGTCTCCAATTGCAGCCTGAGCGTCCTTGCCTAAATATATTCCACGAGTTGTATTGGTAGCTGAGGATTTTACTCCAGAATATAAATCAGAATCAGTAATGGTAAATCCGCCGATTGTAGCTCCAAAAGCAACAAGGTCCGTTACGTTAACTTTGCTAGCTGTTACTGATTTCGCCTTAATAACACTACCGTCTAAGCTATTTTGATTTGTCTGCTCAGCCTCAGTAGTAACCCCATCCGTATTTAACTTGTAGTAGAGACCATCTGTACCCTTAATCACAAGCTTCTCAGCTTTCACCGTATTACCCTCAATCAAGTCACCGCTGATGGTGACACCTACGAGTTTACCAGTGATAGTCGAGTCTCCAACAACCACATTTTGAATAAGACCGGAGTTCGCATAGAACTGGCCCATAGTTGCTTTACTGATGTTAGAGAAGTCTATATTTGCGTATAGACCTTCAATATCTGCGGCTGAGAGTTTAGTGGTTTCGAGAGTATCTATTCGACCTTTCTCTGCATTCAAACTTGTAATCGTTGCATACGTAGCCGACACGACTTCAGCACTGATACTAGTAGATTCAAGAGCATCAATTCGACCTTTTTCTACATTCAGATTCTCGATAGTAGCGTAAGTAGCCGCTATTTGAGAAGCAGTAAGAGTATTTGCTTTAAGGTCGACAATGTCCGCTTCTGCAGCCGTTAACTTGCCATTGATGGCGGCTGTATCAGCTTGTAAATTATCAATGTCAGCTTCAGCAGCACTCAAGTTTCCACTGATTGTTGCTGTTGATGCTTTAAGATCGTTTATGTCTGCTATATTTGCAGTGAGTCGACCTTGCACATCAGCATCTATAGTTTCAAGATTATCAATTCTCGCAATCTGCGCAGCAAGAGCATAAACGTCGATTGTGTCAGCGCTTCTTGCAGCAGGAGATGTGAGGTTACCAGTGACAACTGCTGAATGGTTTTTAATCATGATTGTCACACGGTCTTGAGGCGATACAACCGTTGTTGCCAGCACAGGAGTTAGCAGATCAGAGCCGTCGATCTTCACATAGTTCAACCCATTAGGAGCTTTCGAATCTTGTACAGTTCCATAAACGATAGTCTCACGAGTATCTTTTGTTTTATCTTTAGTGACTTTAACAAATTGCGATATTAAATCGTTTGATAATGGCACAAAATATCACCTCCATAATTTAGTTGTAAAGACCGCTTTTTCTGTAACAGGGCAGCCTGGTTCACATTTAATCGACTGGCTTATAACTTTAGCTTTAATGTTCTGTAAGCTAGCTCTCGAATAATTTAATCGTACACAATCACCAAGCCTTACCGGGCAGTAACCATGCGTATATGTTATTGTGTATTCTATTGTAGATAGTTCTTTTAATAGACGTTCTGCATACTCGTCAACTTGGTTTGTAGTTGGTATCCCAACAAAGCCAGGATCAGTGACACGATGAACGATTTCTCGTCCTCTATTTACGGTTGAAGTAGGGCTATTCTCGTCATTGTTAACAACTCTTGAATAGAACTGTTTACCACCGTTAGAATATATAACCTCAACCACATTGGGGATACCATAGAGGTCATGGTCCATCGACATACTAGGATATAAAATCGAACTGTTCCCATCGTCATACGTCCATACCGGTTGCAACGAGTCTGTCTTTTGTATAGGAGCGAATAAAACACGCCCCATCTCGTCGAGAGCTAACTCATACTTAGCATTTGCTATTAAATCCGATATAAATGACAACCAAGTATCACTTGTTTCTGCTACAAAGTCACTTACAAGCTTGGTGTCACACGTTGCAGCAACAACAGGAGCCCTCATGTTCTCTTGAGCTAGTCTATAAGCAACATTCATGATTGGCTCATCATCACTAGCGCTCTTATTTTTTATAATAGAGTATCCAATGGGAGGAGGATTCTCTTTTAGTTCTAATAATGGAGTATAAGCATCCATAGAAGCATTTCGTATCTTACCGTCAAAACTTGAGTTCGGCGTTTGAACAAGAAACGTTCCTAATGGATGCCTCTCTTTTACTCCATTTTGAATTGTAACGAGGTAGATTCTTATGTAGCATTCGCCGACTGATTCTGTCACATCAATGCTCGCAGAACCAAGTGTCTCAGCTTCGGAATCTCGATTGACCGTGCTTGTTTTTACAACGTCAAGTCGTTTTGTGTCTTTCCACGTTCCTGGATCAACAATAAAATATTCATATGTTTGCTGCATTGATGCTGACCAATCCGGCATTTTACTTACCTCCTTCTACTCTCACTACTTCAAGTGATACTGGAATAACTAAATTTCGATGTTTCTGGCTGAATGAAACTGTTACATTTGCCCAGTATCCACTGCCAGAAGGTTCTCTGACATATACGTCGCCCATATATGCTGCTAAGCGCCTAAGCATACGCAATGTCTCTTTGTCTGTGCTTTCGATATCCATAGCCCACGTAGCTGTATGCCCAACTTGTGTGCCGTAGTAGCTGACTGGGTGTTTACGACCAATGTACTCAATTAGTTCAACGTCGTTAGCATGTTTGTCTGAAATATCAATATTGTACGGGAGTTTAAGCATGGAACCAGACCAAGTAGGTTCTTCTTCTGGATCACCACTTATCGTATCGGGATCCCTCCATTCTTCGTCCCATTGAATAATTGCCGCTATTTCCCCAATAGGCACTGCTGGAATATCATAGTAGTTTATAGCTCCGGTTGAGGAGTCTCTCCCCACTACTCTATACTTTGCGTAATCCAATGACGGGTGCGGATCTGTAACATATGTGCTGCTTGAATTATTCAACCCTGTTGCAATCTCGGTGAAGTTCCCATCGAACTCTCGTCTATAAACAGATAGAGTAATTCCGCTGACGAGATTACCTTCCTCATCTTTAGCATAAGGGCCTATAAATGCTGTACAGGTCTCTTTGTCATAATCTATCTCTGCATTTATTTCGTAGGCATCATCTTCCCAAGCAACTAAGAAAGTCGTTGAGTTCTCTGCTGTTAACCCTGAATTCATTGACACGGTACAAGTAATTTTGTACGTGATATTGTTTTCGAGATTGACATCGTTTGCTGACAAGCCTAGAACAAGAGGATTTGAAGAAACGTCAAGATAATTTGAGTAGACTTCTTCTCCTTTGTTCACTGTTTTGGTATTGCCAATATTATCGACTGTCTCATAGGCTTCGGTTGGTGCTATACTCATATAATATCCAATAGGTGTTTGACTATTTGGACCTGGTGTAGCAGTGATTGTAAATGGGAATGCAGTCAACGGTGTAACTATAGTAGTTCCACTTGAATTCTTTTCGATTTCTGTTCCAAGTGTTATACCATTAGAATCTGCTGCTGATAATGTCAAAGTTGGTTGAGCATAAATATCAATTGTTCTCTGAATAGACCAATCGCTATAAATACTATTTCCACTCGAATCTTCGAGAATGCCTGCAGTTTTGACTCTCCACTTAATCTTCGTGCCTTCAACATATTTAGAAGTATCAAGAGAATATGACGTAGTACCTTCTTCAGTATCGTACTCAGTCATTTTCCAGTTCGTTCCGTCATAAGTGAATGTAACTAAAGAATTGGCGGGCCAATAACAAGTATCTGAATTCACAGCTTTAACTGTTTTTGCACCAGTATTGTTTACATTTAAAGTCGGTTGTGCAACTACATTTGCAAAAGTCATTACAATTTTAACAACTGCATTTTTTGCCAAAGAAAAACCCGCCAACTTAGCGACTTTAGCTGTCGTATTTGATGAGGTTACACAGGTACCGTAAGTAATTGTATGTGTTGTAACGGTACCACCAATGTTTAGTTCTAATTTAGCTGAGGTCTGTCTTGACTCGTCTGCTGAGTTGTGGACCCAATATAATGTTAAAGGATCGCCAGAAACAGCAGTCGATGTCGAAGACCAGGTAGTAGGAGCTGAGGGCTCCTCACCTATGGATATGGATTTAATTCCTGTCCACGGCGATTTGCCCTTATCATTCGTAGCCCTTACCCTAAAGAAGTATTCATTACCAGCTGTTAAGCCAGTAATCTCTGCATGGTTGACTGCCGAGTCGATATTTACGGATGAAACCCCACTGGGATTACTGTCAAAATATCTTCTTATCGGAGTATATTCGACTTCGTATCCAGTGGCGTTGCTAACAGGTCGCCAATAAACGCCTACGGACGTAGATGTTAAAGCATACACTAAATATATTCCAGCAGAAGCTGACGGTGCCGATCCCGAATTACCTGAGTAATCAGACCATTCACTTGTTAGCTTACTATTGAAGGCCCGGCAACGAACCTTATATTCACTGCCGGGATCGATCTTGCAAGAATATGACGCATAGCCAGTTTTGATTTTAGAATCCCCTGTGCTAAATATGGTCTTATTGTTCTTAACTACCTGGAATTTAATGTGTGTGGCATTTGCATCCGTGTAATTAACATTTGCTGTCAGCTTATAATCTTCAATAGTGACTGTTGGTGCGGATGGCTTATCCGGAGGACTACTCGTGAAATAGTATTTTTGAATTGTCGACCACTCTGCAGTCCAATAGCTAACTTCGTTATCTTTTGAGTCTTTGTATTTTTTAGAGACTGGTCTTACTTGAAAGGAGACATTAGTGGCTGTGCTAGGATATCCAGAATATGTACTCTGCTTGACTGTTACATCTGACTGGTTACCTATAAAGCCAACACCAACACCAGTTCCATACTTCCATCTGACTTCATAGTGATCTGTGTGGTCTTGGTTCCAGGCCCATGTTGCAAACAATGTACCATCGTCATACTTAGATTGAATGCCGAAAGCTGTTATCTTAGCCCCCTTGAGCGAGGTGTTCTTTGTTTCTTTGTTTGCATCTCCAGATATAACAAGTTTCTGACCGATATATATCAGGTCCTTGTTTTTAATGTCCGGATTCAATTGCATTAATTTAGCAACAGTGGTTTTATACTTTACGGCAATCTCGCTCAGTGTATCGCCTTTTACTACGGTGTAAATTGTTTGAGCCAACTCATGTCCTCCTTTCTACTCTAGCAGCTCTCACAAGAGATTGAACTGCGTCAGAGATGCTACTTCCATCATCATAGGTAATATCGCCGATGGTATATGTATTACCAACGTTACCCAGATCTTTGCGAAGCTTATTAATTGCTGAAACAACCTCTTCAGTTGATCCATTTTGATTACGTCTATTCATCATTGTGCTTATGCTGTTTGCCTTTGCAAGTGTTCCTACCGATGCCTTGAGGTTCAACATATCGTTTATTGCACCTGCTCCAGCTTTTACATTACTAAGGTCAAGAACAGGACGAATTGTGGGTTGAGTGTCTATGTTTCCATCAATTATGTCTTTAATTTTCTTAAGACTGTCTCTCAAGCCGCTCTTGGCAGAGGTAGCCATCTCAGCGCTTGTATTGTATGCTTTATCTTCATAGTCACCTATTGCATTAACAAATGCGATGCCAAAGAAGTCACCAAGATCATAACCGACTTTTGACGGAGAATGCTCTTTGAGAATTGCTTGAACTGCATCAACAGCTGCCTGTGCCATTGCTTTGGCTCTAGCTTCTGCTTTGTAAGCGTTTTCATCTATACCATCAGCAAATCCCTCAACAAGATGTCTGCCTGCTGTCTTGAAGGATTCTTTCTTACCTTCAATTCCTTCTTTAGACTTTTTCGCTATACCTTTGGCCGCAGATTCGACCGCAGAGTTTTTAGACTTAACACCATCTACGAATGCCCCAATCGCATTCTTGCCAGCCTTCTCCATATCGGATTTGATGTTTTCGAACGGCTTAAGGAGAGCTTTACTACTTGTCTTACCGACTTCAGTTAAAGCATTCTTGAAATTAGTAGCTGAAGCTTTAGTGATCTTAGCCATTCCTTTAACAGACTTAACTATTTCGTCAATTGCTTTGGCTACTGACTTTATGTTTCCAGAGTTTACATTTGAAATATCTTTTATGGATTTAATTGCACTGTTCGCTCCAGAAACACTTTCTGCCGAGATTTCTTTTGTCTTCTTGAAATATGAAGCTAACTTATCTCCAAACTTCTCAAGATTTCCACCAAACTTTTCTATCTTATCAGTGTTCTTTGGTATCGTAGCTGTCATATCTCCAAGAGATTTGGCTGCGCTTGCCGCTGCTGTAACATTTTCAGGTGATATACCGGCAACAGAATCAGAGAATCCTTTAAGTGCTTTGCCAAGTGTAGGAAGCTTATCAGCGAATGCTGCAATGCCGGACTTTCCACTAAACCATGCCTTGATACCGCCTTCTTTAGGTATTACAGAGGTCATCTCAGCGAGAGCTTTAGCGGCATTTGCGGCTGCTATAATGTTCTCAGGAACTATACCTGCTACTGAATCGGAGAAGCCTTTAAGTCCTCCACCGAGTGTTGGTAATTTGTCTGCGAAGTTTGATATGCTCGACTCCCCTACAAACCAAGCTTTAATACCGCCTTCTTTAGGTATCGTAGCGGTCATTTCAGCGAGAGCTTTAGCAGCATTTGAAGCGGCTACCAAGTTTTCGGGAACTATTCCTGTTACGGAATCTGAGAATCCTTTCAGACCACCACCAAGAGTTACAAGCTCGCCAGCAAATTTGGATATGCTTGCTTCTCCTACAAACCAAGCTTTTATACCACCTTCATTGGGTATAGCATTAGTCATGTCAGCAAGAGCCTTAGCCGCATTTGCTGCTGCGGTTAAGTTTTCGGGAGATATACCGACAATTTTGTCTGAGAAACCTTTAAGCCCAGTTCCAAGATCTATAAGATCTGAACCAAATTTAGAAATGCTATTCTCTCCTGCAAACCAGCTAGCTACACCACCTTCATTTGGTATTACGGCTGTCATTTCAGCAAGAGCTTTCGCTGCATTGGCTGCCGCTACGAGATTTTCAGGCACAATACCAACTATAGCGTCAGAGAATCCTTTCAGACCTCCTCCGAGGCATATCAATTCACCTGCAAATTTAGAAATGCTGTTCTCTCCTGCAAACCAGCTAGCCACACCACCTTCATTAGGTATAACAGCAGTCATCTCAGCGAGGACCTTTGCAGCATTTGCGGCTGCTATAATGTTCTCAGGAACTATTCCCGTTACTGAATCGGAGAAGCCTTTCAAACCATTGCCGAGTATCGGTAACTGTGGGGCAAATTTAGCAATGCTGTTATCTCCTGCAAACCAGCTAACTACGCCACCTTCGTTAGGTATAACAGAAGCCATTTCAGCAAGAGTCTTCGCAGCATCAGCAGAAGCTTTAATTGCCTCAGGATCAATTCCTGCAACTGAGTCAGAATATGCTTTGAGTGACGGACCAAAGGAGGCTATGTCTTCGCCGAATTGAGCTAAGGACGAGCCGCCTGTTAACCAAGAAGTAAGTCTTTCAAGAAGGTTCGCAGCTGTAAGAGCCATGATAGTCTTAACCAGCGCATTTACACCTTCCAACGAAGATGCGTCTATAGTCTTAACACCGTCTAAGAACGGCTGGAGATTAGTCATGAATGCGGACAGATTTTCAGCAATTGTCGGGAAGGAATTAGACATTCCACCCATAAATCCACCTACTATTCCGCCAACAAATCCGCCAATAGCCTCTCCGATCTTCTGAAGCAGCTCGCTGCCCTCACTGATTAACCATGAGATGCCAGGAAGCTGAGCTATTGCTCCGAATTCAGACAGTACAGCGATAACGCCAAGAACACCTATCATAGCGCCAGGTATCAACGATGCTATTGCCGACAAAGCCGCAATCATTGCTGCCATCGCCGCTATAGCTAACGAGCCTTTAAGGAATACCTCAGGATCAATACTCATGAGAGCGTCAATCGCACCTTGGAATAATGTCGTAAGAAGATCAACTATGGCCTTGATAAGCGCCGGTGTATTTCTTCCTAATCCTTCCAGTATTTTGATGACAAACTGGAACAAAGCATCAACTATCTGAGGTGTATAGTCAACGAGTGCCTCTAGCAAACCAGCGACGAGCTTAAGAACACCATCGGCAAGTGGAGGAATGCACTCAACTAAAACGTCAATTAAAGTCAGAACAATCGCCTTCACAGCCTCGCCAATAGCTACTGCACTGTTAGCAATTGCCTCACATATGCCAACTATGGCGCCTTCAAGGATATCAATGACACCAACAATGAGACTTTGAACAATGAGAACAATACCTTTAGCCAGTAATACAAGTGATCCATCTAAAGCTGCTATACCAGCTGCTAATGCAGTCAAGCCAACACCTAAAGCTGCTATACCAGCGCCAAAGGCGAGCACTGCAACCCCGATCAACGCCATTGCACCAGCTAATCCTAATATAGCAGGAATTACAGGAGCAAGAGCATAACCCGCAATACCTATGATTGTAAACGCACCAGCTATTGCAACTAAGCCTTTAGCAATTGCCTGCCAGCTCATAGCTCCCAGAAAGGCAAGAATAGGAGCTAATGCAGCAAGCGCAACAGTTGCAATCAGCATAGCGGCTGAACCAGCCAGAGTTCCTTTCATGGCATTCAAACCAATAGAGAGGATGAGTATTGCACCGCCTAAGGTGACTAATCCTTTTCCTATGGACTCCCAGGTCATACCACCTAATTTGGATAATACAGATGCTAAAATAGACAATGCAGCGGCAACTGCAATTAAGCCAAGACCCGTGCTAATCATGTTTTTAGGCATAAGTCTCAATGCAATAGTCACGGCAAGTAAAGATACGGCCATAGCAGTTAAGCCTTTGGCTATTCCTTCCCATGACATCTGAGCCATGTCTTTTGCGGCTGAAGCAAATATCTTCATAGCAGCAGCGATAGCTATCAGAGCAAGACCCGTTGAAATGACATGTTTTGCGTTGCCCGACAATCTTGTAAACGCAAGGACTGCTGCCAACAATATAGCTATAGAGGTTAGACCTTTTCCGATACCTTCCCAGCTCATAGACGCGAAATCTTCGCAAGCAGAAGCAAGTATTTTGATTGCTGCAGCCAATATAACGATACCGGTTGCAGTTGAAATGGATTTACTGCTGAACTTTGCAAGCTTCAAGAATCCTGCTATTCCGGCCAACAGAGCTCCGACTCCGAGCAAGCCTTTTCCAAGCTCTTCCCAGCTAAGGTTTGCCAGATCTTCACATACAGAAGCGAGTATTTTAACAGCCACTGCAAAGAGAATCATCTGTGTAGCGCCCTTAACCGCTCCTTTACCGCCCATGTTAAGCAGTTTTATAGTCCCGATAAGTATTCCCATCAAACCTGCTACACCAAGCAAGCCAGTTGCAAGTCCCTCCCAGCTAAGAGTCGAGAGTTTCTTAAGCGCACCAGCAAGAATAAGAACAGCTACAGACATAGCCACCATTGCTGTACAAACTTTGGATACCCCACTGAATTTACCTGAAATTTTAGTGAATATCCCCATAGCGCCCAACAGTTCAGCGAAGAGGAACGTAATTGCAGTAATAGCTTTGTCGAGTTTATCGCTATCTATAAACGACAAGACGAGAATAGCAGCAACCAGCAACGCTATAGCTTTAGCAATCGTCATTAGTGTTCCGGCTTTTAATTGTGTTTGATAAGCCTCAAAGCATCCTCTTACACTATCAAGAATGCCAATTACACTATCTTTAAAGCTTCCGACACTATTAACAATGTCTTTCAATCCTTTGATGAATTTAGCAATCAGAACTGCGATTCCGCTAAGAGTTAACGTATTGATAAAATCAAGTATTCCGCTGAAGTTCGCATTTCCCAATTTGTCGGTAATTCCGCCTACTATTTTTCCAACGAGCTTGCCGATAGCTGTTCCAATAGTTACTATTACTTTCCATATTGTCTGTAAGAATTTAAAGAAGCTGCCTCTTTCAAGAGCAGCCCCAATGCCTTCAAAAGCACGAACAATACCATCTCTCATTGCCTCAGCAACTTTGCCAAGACCAGACATTCTTTCCTGTACTCTTCCAAGAAAAGCATGGAACGCTTCGAATCCTGGGAATACGAGTTTTTCTTTTATGAAGTCTATAACTGTCTTTAGAGCAGTACCAAGAGTTTTAATACCTTTGGAAATAACTTGTGCAACTTTGTTGAAGATGTTAGTCTTCTGTATAAGCTCATTAAGTTTAACAAGCCAGTCCCCAATTCTAGCGGTTACACCTAATATTCCTCCACCAAGATTATCAAGGCCTCCGAATAAAGGCGATATTGCTTTAAATACGGCACTAAATGCCTGCTTTATAATATTAAGAGCAGCAAATAAACCTTTGAACGTTCGTTTGAGTTTATCTGATGTAGAATCGCTTAATATTAATTTAGCAGTAAATTCTTTCAGATTCTTTGTTATTTCTGCTAGTCGTTTAGCAGTCATCGGAGGGAATATATCCCTAAATGCTTCTTTTATCGGCTTTATAATAGAAGCAATCGAATCCCAAACATTCCAGAAAGACTCTACGAGATCGTCTCTTCCACCGAGTTCTTTCCATTCAGAAAGCATCTCGTTTCGAGCTTCAGCTCCACTAGCAAATGCATCCCAAAGAGAATTTGCAAGATCTGTCCACAGCTCTTTGGCTTCTTCATAGTTACCAAATATCAATTCGAATGTTTTCATCCATCCTGAACTAACAGCGTCTTTGGTAGCATCTATAGCTTCTTGGAACGTTTTAGCTTCCTGAGCAGCTTTTGCAGCCGTGATAGCAACCCCATCGTATTTCTTAGCAAGGATTTCGTATGCTTCCGAAGCAGTCTCAACTTCTCCATTTTGAACCATTTGGTATGCTTTTTCGGTCATTTCACCGAATTTACCAAAGGCAGCCTCCATGACTGAAGTATCAGCCCACTTATCTTTTAGTGTTTGACCAAAGTTAGCAATCGTGACTTCGCCTTCCTTGATCTTACCCATTGCTATACCGGTGTCGATAAATGTTTGCTTGAGCTCCTTAGAAGCTACACCAGCTAACTCCAAACTCTTCCAGTCCATGTATTGCAATGAACCAGCACTGTAAGACTGATTTAAGTTGTAGATCGCTCTGCTGAATTCACTTGAGCCTTTACCTGCATATGCTGTGGCATTCGCTATACCTGTAATCATAGGAATAAGCTTGTCAATGTCACCACCTGCAGATGTCAGCTGACCAAGTGCTGCTGTCATATCCGTGAAGCCATAACTTGTCTCATCTGAGAACCACATGAGTTTATCAAGATAGCCATTAACTTCATCAATTGATTTACCAGTAGCATTCATTATTGTCTGAACAGATGCTGTCTTCTGTCCATACTTATTCCATCCTGCGGTAATCTGGTCAATCGATAAAGAAGCGATTAATTGTTTTCCTGTGTTAACTGCAGAGTTAGTAATATTGGCAAGGGCTGTTATTCCAACCACTTCTAAAGCGGAAAATTTAGACTTAACTGTTTCTACCGCGGATTCGATACCAGACAGATTCATACCTCTTGCTGCTTTATCGACATTTTCTAATCCTTTAGCAGCACCAGATAAATCTAAGCTTTTCTTGAGTTTATCAAGCGTGTGTATGCTAGTTTGAACATTATTCTCAAATTGCTTATTATCAAACCGCATTTCCACGACTCTATCATCAACAGTTCTACTCAAATCTTAGTAACCTCCCTCCATGCCTCGTCTGCGAGTTTATTAAAAATAGGCTGAATAGCAGGATTGATATAATCTCGACCCTGCACCCAGCCCCCGTTACGTGTTCCGTGTCCATACTGTAAAATAATGGCGATAGGAACTCCATTTTGACTATTTGAATTGTAAAAAGTTATTGTAGCTGACCCACGTTTGTTTTCAATTTTGTAATACCATGAATTAGCAGTAACTCCCGAATCAACAGGTGTCGCAGACGCAAGGGCGACTACACCTTCTCGACCATATTTGTCGAGACATCCGAGACGAACAGCCTCCTTTGCTCTCTCCAAGAAACGTGTCAATTTTGAGAAGTCGCCCTTATGTCTGAAACTTATCATTCTTATTCTCCTTGATTCTTTTTAATCTGTCCGACAACTTTGTCATATCCCACCATGGCACATAGCCACCCCATAACAATCAACGCTGCAAGGCACACAGCAATTTTGGCCGTAAAAGGAGTTCCAGTGAAAATTATGTAACCGACACCGATAATAACTGATAGTATAGCCGCCACTATTCCAGCCAACGTATTGGCTCGATAGCTAATGTTGTGCTCGGTGAGAATCTTTTTAATGGCCTCAGTTACAAGACTAGTAGCTGTCGATACGATCATCAAAGCAAGCAGGAATGTTTCGAGACTGATCATTAAATCACCCCCTTGTGTTAAGTTGTTTCTTTCTAGCCGCATTAATGGAAGCATTACGGCTCATAATTTCTCGTTTGCTCATCTTTTTAGGCGGGGAATTCTTGATGCCGCAAACTTTTATCAATGTGAGTAGTCGATTTAAGTGCCATTCCTCGCATTTAAAAGGAATATTTGCAGTTATCATCCAATAATAAATAAGCTCTGCTGTTATTATTTCACGACTAGGTTTGTTATTTCTGTCGCTAAATGTAGTTGCAGTCATGGGAGCATCTATATAACGATTAATATCTGTTATATTGTCTTCAGAGAGATGGTCATAAATAATCGGACTCACATTCGGAGTTAATGTCATACATTTTATATAATCCAAGACCTCTTCCTCAGTTTTCTCTTTCCCTGATAGAAATGGTTTTTGCCACTTGGATTCCCATTTTGAAAGAGAGACGAGAGAATGTTCTAATTCTAGAGTAGTCTCTGGCGAGTAGACGAATTGCTCTTCTTTTTCATCCCACATTTCAACAGCGGGAATTGTTATAGTAAGCATTCTTACGCCTCCCTTATTAATTTCTCATTTAATTGTTCGGCAACGCCTTTGCCTGTTTGCCATCTACTTTCGGAATGATTGCATTTACAAATTCGGATGCTTTGTCTGCATCAGAAACAAGTTCAGTAAGCAATTCTGAATATGCTTCAGTCTGAGAGAAAGCCTCTGACAATTCTTCAGACTTTATGAATCTTTTACCATCCAAGCTCTTCTCACCATATGATTTGAGAATGAGATCTTTAAAGATCCTGAAGAGTGCCGGAGTATCCTGTGTAGAAATGATTTTGTCAATCACTTTGGTCATACCACCTGTGGTTGTCAGTTCCATTTCAATGACCTCAGCTTTTGACAAGTTGAAGTAGAAATCTTCGGTTCTTTCAACGTCGTTGCAATCCATGTAAGTAATAGTCTTTTTAAGCATAATAATATTCTCCTTTCAAATAGAAAGGGAGCCGCCAGACTTTGCTGAAACGACTCCCGAAAATTAGATTTTAGTTTTTAGATTATTAAGTAGTTAAATTATGTACCTTCTCCAGTTGTAGTCATAATTTCTGCGATTTCATCAGGAAGAGGAAGACGAGGATCTACCCCATCGCTACCAGCAGTCTGTGTCGGATCTTTTCCGTAAAGAATAAGTTCAAGAGCGGCAAGTTTATTGGCGTTGACTTTGGTCGAGTCAATTGTGATACTTGCTGTCGGTTTCTTACCTGTTACCTTGACAGGTGTGGTAGTAACTTCCCATGAGAAAGTAATAGCTTCGGGACTATCATTAATAGTCGCATATGCTTTCTCGGAAGGTGCTGCCTGAGCGCCATAAACAATGTGAAGTTTGTAACCGTGATCGTTACCATCAACATCGTTACCGATCTTTGTTCTGTAGCACATACCGAACTTCTTACGAGCCTGCTGACCGATACTTACACCGGCTGCCAGTTCAGCTTCGCCATCACATTCTCCGAATTCATCGGGATATGTATAAGCTTCGATAGTTGCCCCAAATTCCTCTGTTGACAAGAGATTGAGGTATTTAATATTGTCCGCATAAAGTGCAGTAGCTTCTGCTCCAGAAGGGCTTTCTGTAACAGCAGTAAGGCCGTTCCAAGCTACACCTTTCGGATATGTACCACTTGTATCCTGGACATAAAGTACACCCTGATCAACGCCAGTTTCAAAAAGGCGTTCACCGGTCTTGTCCCATACGAGTTTTGCCATATTGTTTTTCCTCCTTAAAAGTATAAAATAAACACATCATGATTGAGATTATCTGAAGTAAAATGGCGATTGAATCGACATCCAGGCAATTTGGATACCGCCTCGACTATTTCACTATCAGGGTCTTTATCGATTACCGTTATTTGATAAGAATGCGATTGTGCATATACAGAATTATTAGCGTGTCTATTGCCAATATCCTCTCGAACGTACACAATCGCTGGATATTCCATCTTGACAGATTCGGGAGGCTGGTAATACACATTTTTAGCGATTCCGCATAGAATCTTATGCAGTTGTGGTCTGCGAGCCATTGTATAAGCCTCCCACTGTCAGTATTAGTCTAGGGTACTGAACGTCAACGTCCGAGATTTTCCATTTAGCACCCATAAAGACAACATATCTCATTGAGCAGAAATTCTCATAGGCAAATGGATCGGCCACAATGCTAATCTCATTTGCAACGTTGATGTTGTCATTGAGTTGGTCCGTAGTCTGAAGTCTCCGGCGATTACGAATGAGATCTCCTGAGTAATTACGCTCAGTAATCTCTTCTTCCCATACGCCAGGCTTAACTTCTTTTGTTACAGCATAGCCAATTGGTCCGAAAAATTTTGCCATTTTGAATTCTCCTTAAGGTTATCAGCCTTTTAGTGCTGCAAGAGTATTGAGTACAGTCTTTGCATTTTCCCCGCTTCCGCTGGTAATTGCATAAGCAACACTACCGATATCGGATGCTACAGTATAGGCCGTCGGGATGTAATAAGCTGTACCGATCTTGATAACAGCTCTCTTGATGAATGCGTCCTCCAGCTCGCTAGTCTTCATCTGGACTGTGCAAGCAGAATCTGCATAAGCTTTGTTTTCGCCGGTTTTACCGTAAATAATCAAAGCCGCGACATTTTGGTCTTTTGCCTGATCATAGATTCTATCCATAATATTTACCTCCAAAAATTTTTAAATAATTGATTGGGTATTAGTTCCCGTCAGTAACATCCTCTTCAAGAGCAATAGCAGAGTACCACTCGACAAGAGCACCTGATACACGAGTCTCCAGAAGAAGCTTATGCTGGTTGAAGTCGATATCGAAGTCTTCGAATCTTGTAATCTCGCCACCCTTTACGCAGCCAAGCTGATAGTCAGCAAGGTTAACAAAGAGACCAAGGAGTTTCTTTGTTTTGTTACCAGCAGTACGAGTAAGGCCCTCGAACTGTTCGATAGTCTGGATATCTCTTACGTTAAGAGCTGCTACGAGGTCTGCTTTTGAAGAATAGATTCTGCGGCCATTAAGGTCACGAGCAAGCAGCATAACGTTCAGAAGGTGAGGAGTGCAATAGAATGTCAGGTTACCTGAACCCTTGTACTGCTCACGAGAATAGAGAGCAGCTTCGATAATTGCCTCTGCGTAAATATAGTTATCGCCGAAGTATGCACCGGTGTTTGTTCCCTGAAGCTTTGTCTTAGCAGCAGCGATATCAACATCCTGGTGGATGCAGTACATATCATCGTCTTTCCAGATAGGACGGATATGATCTTCTTTGATCTTATCGGGATCAAGATCATCACGACCATCACCGATAAGAATTGCAGTAGCAAGAGTCTGGTCCATAGTATGACGAAGAATCTTCCACTGGTAAGCGATAATATCAAACTCTGTGATATCAAGAACATCGTCACGGTTGATCTTATCCTTTACATAGATTGTCTGAGCATCATGGGTACGACCAAGAAGTTTAATCTGTTTTCCTTCTTTCTTATAGTCGCCTTTCTTGTAACCCAGAGCCTGAAGTTCTGCCTGACGAGCATCTGCACGACGAGTGCGGACTCTGCTGTAAGGAGACTTGTGTACTCCATTGATAACACTGGACACCCAAGTGTCATCAGGATAGAGAATTTTAGGTTCTGCAGGATCAATGAGTTTATACTCGGGAAGGAGCATGTTCATTGTTTCCTCATCGAACGCATCGTGCTGGAGCTCATTCTCAGCCTCATAGATTTTACGAGCCTGTTTAAAGCTACCTACGCTAGGATTTTTGGACAGTTCCAGAATGTCATTCATGTCAGAATGAGTAAGAACATTCTCCGTTCTGGTTCCATCCTGGTCAAATACATTGTGTTTCATTTCGTTATTTCCTCCTTCTGAATGATTCATTTCATCTTCATCATTTTCATCGTTATCTTCTACACCCGCATCTTCGAGTGCCTGACCGATCATCGCATATACTACCGTTTTCTGTTCTTCGGTAAAAGAGTTGAAAACATCCGCAACGGTCTTTTCACCGCCCGTTTTAGTTTCTTCAGCCATAGTCTTATTCTCCTTCTTCTCTTCTTCATTTGAATGTTCGAGTTCGTCTTCGCTTGCATGTGCGAGACTCAACTCCTCTCCTGTGTAAATTATTCCTTCTTCGTCAGATTCCTCACCATGCATCATGACAGAATCTATTGACGCTCCGGGGTTTGCTCCAGCAAGAACCAAGCTTACTTCACGAATATTACCGTGAAGAACATTTGACATGTTCTGTTTAAGCTGATTTGCGTAGATAGAAAGGGCAACTATATCTCCATGCTGTACAAGGAGTTTAGCTGTCTGTGCTGATTCTGAGTCATTAAAAGAACAATAAGCATAAACACCCTCATCTCTGTTCTCGAGGAGCGCATGACCGAGAACTTCTTCGGGGTTATTATGCTGATGATTCCAAACCAACGGGACTCTTTGTCCATCATTATGTTTGAAAGCATCTTTCATGATGACTCGACCATCAGAGCATTTAAGATTAGCTTTGGTTGCCCATCCACTAAAATCAAATTTCTCCATTTTGATTTATCCTCCTTCACTTGTATTCTGCAGCGACTTCGCTGATTGGTCTGTCCATTAAAGAAGCTTGCTCTTCCTCATCGTAAGCCATTCGCTGTTCTGCTCCAGCCTGATTTATGTTACTATTGATCAACTGATCTGCTTTAGGATCGTCAGACGGTTTCATTCCGATTATTTGTCTTATCTCGTTGGAGGTAAGTATTTCATTTCGTGTGAACTTGTCTGCGATTTCGGCTATATCATTGACAGGAACAAGCTTAAATGGATCTCTATAGAACTCGATTGACTGACCTTGCGACCTGGCTGTTTTACCAAGAAACTTTCGTTTCATTTCATCAACAACGGCTGACAGAATCGGCTCGATTGTGCGGTCATAGTAATTAAGCATTGTCTTTTCATCGGCAGTTCCATCCAAGACAGCCTGTGTAATACCTAACTGGCTATAAAGCATAGAAGTTAGATACTCAATCTGTTTCATCAGGTTGTTTTCGATTGGACGATTAAGCTGTGTGATACGTTCAGTACCATCCGTATAGGCAATGCCATACTTAGAACCGGACAGCTGCATTTCTATATCTTTTCGTCTTTCTTCTGCCTGCTGCCTTCTTGCTTCGGTCTTGATTATGTATGGTAATTGAATAATCAAATCTAATTTCCCAGAGCCACTTTGTTCATCGATAGAGTCTAATAGACACAATTTTCTGATAAGTCTCTGCATAGTTGAGTTAGGCTCGTTGATTACCGCATATAAAGGATTCTCAACAATCCCAACCTTATTTTTTGGTAAGACGATATCCTCTTTTCGTCCAGTCCTTTCGTTATAGGCTCGGACTTTAATATGAGCTGGATACCATTCTAGTATTTTACCGGTTCTCATAGATAAGATTTTATATGAGTCTGTGAACGTCGGATCTTTATCAGTCTCGACAGGTATGATTGCTACGCTACCTTCATCAAGCATTGACATAACAATATCTTGAATGAGTGCTCGACCGGTCTGGTCGATATTAGCTTCGGTGGTCAAACAAGTGTTTAAACCAGATTTTATCTCTTCTTTAAATCTTTCGTTCTCATCGAGTTTTACGTGCTTGATATTTACTGCTGCGCAATCTATAGCTATACGGTTATAGACTGATGTAACAATAGAACGTTCGTTACCTCTTGTAAATCTAACTCTATCAGGACGGTAGCCGTAACTAGTTCCGAAATCTCGGTACTGTATCGTCGGGTCTCTGTTATTCACAAAGGCATTCCAGGCATGCTGGAGTCTAGTTCCTAATCCCATTTTGATTTCTCCTTTGTTGAAAATCTTATCTACGTACTACTAAATCAGTAACAGCTTGGCCAACATCTTTTACTGGAGACTTGTAGAATCGTTTAACCACATTTCCAGATTTATCAAGTACATAAGCCTTGGTATGAGAATCGAGAACTGATATGGCTGCTCGTTTACCTTTAGAAGCAAGTCTTGAAACGTTTCCCGATGCGACCTGGTATGTCGCAAAAGCAAGTCCGCCGTATATAAGCGAGTTCTGTACAAGCTGTCTACCTAGTTCTGTCCTTACTGCTTTCTGACGGCTGTAGCCCTTGTCGATCATTCGTTTCTTAATCCGGTTAGCACCTTTTTGACCATATATTTTTGTATATTCTTCGTCATGCTTCGAATCATAGTTTGCTTCTCTTCGGGCTCGTTTCTTTCCTTCGGGGGTTAGACTTCCATCTTTGTTCTGAAAACGACGGACACCCCATTTCATACCAAGAATGCCGTGGTGATAGAGTTCATACTCTCCCATATCTACCTCCTTTAAGCGTGGCTCATGAATTCTTGATTTGGAGCAAGGTAGCTACCGCAGTAACTCCTACACCTACAACAGCAGAACCAACTATAGTAGCAACCGCTTTATCCTCAATCTTTTTAGAGACTCTGTCGGCATATTCCTTGCCTTTTTCGGCTGTTATCTTGCTACGGAGAAGGGTCGACCGTCCGCGAGATATAGCATCTCTATCGCTCCCTGCCAGGCCCGATTTGAACATTTCTTTTTTATATGTGTTGAACTCGGCTCGTTCCGCCTTCTTGGTATTTTTTTGCTTTGCAGCGGCATATTTGGCTTTTGCCATGACTCGATCTGCATCCGCACGGTTATAATCAGAGGTGGCTTTTAGTGCTCTGTCGAGGGCTTCCTGACCCCAGCCGCTGCGTTTATTTCTTAGTTTCTTAGCATTTGCTTTTGCGTCCTCATAGCTTTTTCTGGCTTGGCCCAATTTGTTAAGGTTTCCAGACGAGTCGAGGTATTTATTTCTATGCCCCCACTTCATTCCTTGAACACCGTAATGGTAGAGTTCGCTAGAAAAAGTAGTATTATCGTATTTGTCCATACATCCTCCTCTCAATCAAAAGCTTCTCTATTAATCTTATAAGCGACATAAGCGTCCATCATAGCTGCGACAGCATCGATTTTTTGGTCATGTCGCTTCTTTAAAAGTTTTCTATTACCATTGGTATCTTCAACAGTAATACAATTGCCCATAGCGAAAGTCATGAGCTCTTCATCGAAATAAAGCATCCGCTCTTCAGCAAGTTTCTTCAACTCTCCCAAAGGAACAGATTCAGTCTTAGCTCCCTGTATAACTTTCTCGATACCAAACGGGCCATTCTCTGATTCCCAGCGTGCTACAAAATCCTTCGCATTATAAGGGTCATAGCCAAAGCATCGAACATCATACTCGCACTGGGTTATGTGAGTATCGAGATCCTCATAAACTTCCATCATGTCAAGAACAGTCCCTTCAAGAACCATCAAGCTACCCTCATCTCTGAATTGATCATACTTAACTCTCATTGCAGATGGTAACTTCGAAAGGGTTAACGAGGTAATATAGTTTCGAGTCTTAACTCCAAATCCGCCATTACTGAGTGGGAATAAGAATGTAAATGCACAGAAGTCATCACCCTGCGAAAGGTCTGCTCCAAGTGCACAAGGCATCTGCCAGAAGTCTCGTTTTCTATGAGGAAGCGTTTCTTCATAAGTGAAGTAATATGTATAGCCCTCCATCGGGATACCGAAACGTTTTGCTAGGATATCATTTCTAGTAGCAGGTGCTTTTTCAGCTCTGTCAACGTCCAGCTGGTATGTCTCATAGCTGACTGTCTTACCGAGATTGGGGTTTGCCTTTCTCCACATATCGGGATTGGAAACCTCGTCTATCGAGTCGAGCTTATACCACCAGATTGAAACGTGAGGGTTAATATACTCGCCTTTGAGGATGTCCATTAACTCCATTTTGATTGTATCGCCGCTTCCATTACGGACTGTACCTTCTGAACTAATGGCTACGATGAGATAATCATCATTCTTAGATGCACCTTGCTCGATAGCGCCTATAACATCCTCTCTAATATCACCGGAGAGCCATTCGTCAACGGTAGCCACTTTTACACGTAAACCCTGAAGCTTATCAATACTCATAGGACGGATCTCAAGAAGAGAACCCGTCAAGAAGTTTTCAATGCCCTTCTTTGTTGCGGCGAGCTTCACTCGATTGGCTTTTGAACCTGTGGTATTCTGTAAAGAGCCTTCAGTTAAGAATTTAAACAGTGGCCCCCTCGATCTAGTTATAGCGGTTCTAATAGGCGACATTACCTCTTCCGCTTGTTTCATCGTAGGTGCTGTAGTTATTTGATGAGTAGTTGCGGTGTCTACGTTAAGGTAGTAATTCTGAATGCAGGAGCCATACATCGACTTCGCTGCACCTCTGGCCACAATGAGATACTGCTTATTAATCAGTCGCTTCTTAATACACTTCTTAACGTACCGTCCACCATGACCATCCGGTGAAGGTTGATAGACACTTCGCTCAACATAGTAGTACCATCCAAATATCTGTTCTGCCCATAACTTAAAGGAATCAAGAAGATGAAGATCTTCGCCATCAGTTAGGGTGAGTTCATTCTCACAATAATCAACAAAACCCTGGATAGCTTGGTCATCATACCAAACCCCAGGGTTAGCGATAAGTGCATCTATTCGGTTCATCTCCAAAGAGATTTCTTCGCATATAGGTATCTCACCTCTCATTACGGCATCACGAAACATACCGTAATACTTAGGTGTTGCGGTGTTTGATAATGCCATATAGTGTTACTCCTATCTTTTCAACGGTGCTCGCTCGATTGGCATTTTCGTACCAATCTTACTCAGGATGGGACCCTTAGCTTTCTTTCCCATTTTGATCATTTTGTCTGCGTTTTTCTGGATAGTAACGATTGTACCGAGTGCAGTTGCCACTGCTCCGGCGACAGCTAGACCCTTCTTGATGCTGCTAGGGTTGAGATTTGAGTAGTTTCTCTCAAGTTGCTGACGTTCAGTGAGCTTCCGAAGTTCAGCATTGCTCATCTGATTGACAGTTTTCTTTTTCAGTTTGCTAGCTTCTTTAGCATCATCACTCCAGCCATCTTGATTGTATCTTTTCTTTCCAGCAGGAGTTAGAGAGCCATCTTTGTTCTGATAGCGCCGAACACCCCATTTCATACCAAGAATGCCGTGGTGATAGAGTTCATTGTTGTTCATTTAGGTTCATCCTCCTTCATTTGATTTCTCCCATAGTGATTTGTAAGTGATTCCAAATTGTGTCGCCTGAGCTTCAAACCAGATAGAATAATAAGGTTTAAGATCAGTTTTGCCTTTACAAATAAGGAATTCCCTATACCAGTATCGAACTGCCGAGGGTATACCAACCGCAAAGGGCATTAAAGGCCCAAACATACAATTCTGTATGCTGTGACCAAATTCGTGAGTTTTTATGGCTTCGTCGCAGCCTTCTTGACATATGAAAAACGGTCCGAGGGATAGTCCACCCCAATTATGACCGAGCTCAAAGTATATCGATCCCGCAAACCGCTTCGGCTTGTGTCCCGTGATGAGGAACACAAGTGAAACGATAAGACCAATAAGTGTCATAGGAAGACCAAAAGTGAAGTTTAGAAAATAGTAGAGTTGTTTGGTCATGTTAACACCTCTTAAGTTGCACAGTAGACCTGAATGGTCTGAGTCTCAGCCGTAGTAATATCATCTTCTATATCGGCTATAAACTGGTAACCAGTAAAGCCTTTATCATAAAGAGTTATCATTGAAATATCACCATCCTTTCTTTAGATGATTAGTCTTGGCAGTGGCATATAGATATAACCATTCCTTCTGTGGGTTCTATGACGATTGGAGAGCTATAAATGTGATCAGAGCCACTCCACCAAACAGCTTCTCCGCTTCCGATTTTGTATGCGCCGCCATTACCGTATCCATTATCACTTGTTCCATCTCCAGAGAATATATAGATTTTCTGTACATGTTGAACCGTAACTGGCTCGGTGACACTGCCGCCATCTGAATTATACAAATTAGTGTCATCATAACTACAACCAGTAGTATAGTCATAGTCATCATTAGATGTAGGCGGAGTGTTGAATTTTATGCGTGTAGCATCGTCATGACCAGCTTCTTCATCCCAATGAGTTACTTTGACTGTATACCCTTGATATGTAGCATTCTCTACAAACCAGTTGTAGAATTCTTCTGTAACAGTTTGCGGAGTGGTGCCGAAATCAACCACTTGCCAATTGCTATTCTCCCAGACCATATCGCCGAAATTATACGGAACATCGTTTGTTGTGCTTGATGTATAATATCTTACATAACCACTACCAACCTGCATTGCGATATAAGAACTGCCATTTGACGTAAAGTTAATAGTCTGTTTATTAATCGTTTGCTCAACGGGTTCGTCTTGGAACATCCACTTTCCGCTCAGAGTATAGGTTGTAGCTACAGGTTCAGTCGCACTATAGTGTCTGAATTTGTATGTGCCGGTGCCGATGAGGGCATCGTTTTTGTAACGTCGTGATAACTTGATAACTGGCTCCACAACTTCGGTGGCATTAGCTTGTAAATACGTTAGCAGGTTGCCAGTGGGTTCTTCGTCAAATGTAACAGTTCGAAAAGCAGCATTTTTCCAACCCGACTTATAGGCTTCAGTATCATTATAATAAAGATAAAATTTTTCTTTAAATACTGTTCCATTTCTAAGAGTCGTATAGTGTGCGCCATTTGAGGTAAATCCGACATTATAAGAAGTCCCCTGCGTACCGAGCGCTTTAGGACTAGCATTAAAGTACCATGTTTTGCTCATGTGCTTACCACCTCATATATTTCTCCGTTCGTGTAGATGCTGTCTGTCGTGCCAGTGAATTTATAAACCTTACCGACATTCGCAGCTACTAAGAGATTGTTCATCTCAGCGGCTGTAGTTATTTCGATGGGCTTACCACCTGCTGTAGACAGAACAAGAACAGTAAGTTGTCCTTTAATGACATCCCCATCAGGAGTGGTCTCTTTAACAGTAATAGTGGTTTGACCTTGACTTAAAGCGCTAACCAGCCATGCACCACCGTCGTTTTCTGCGCTAGCAACTGTGGGACTAGAACTTGTAATAGTATAAGCATCATCATAAGGAAGATTACTTACATCGACATCGGCTCCGACATTTACTACCTGGTTGTAACCATCTGTAGGGACATTAACTGTGACTGTACCGTAATAAGTACCAGAATTCGGTGTAAATGTTCCATTTTGATTTACGGTGAGGTTGTTTGTAGCCACAGCGCTGACTGTTACTTTCGTCAGATACTTACCTGAAGTTGGCGTAATATTCTGAACACTTGAACTAGGAGCTACTGCTTTTGTCTCAGTTTGAATAGCATTGACTGTAACTTTACTCAAACCTGTGTAGCTGCTGTCTGCGGTGACAGTCTGACTAGATGTACTAGGTGTTACCGTTTTCTCCTGCAATGTTATGGTTGTTGAAGGAACATTTACTGTAACCTTGCTTAAGCCATCATAGCCCGCATCCGGAGTTACTGTACCGTTTGAAGTAGCTGTTTTCTCCTGAAGTGTAGGAGTAGGTGCAGGGACATTGACAAGAACTTTAGGAACTTTACGGATGATTTTACCGTTAAGGTCTGTTAACTCTGTTGTTCCATTTGCTGTTATGGTAAAGTCAGCATCGGATGATGAACCGCCTGTTTGCGTTGCATTTGCAGTAAACCAATTGTAAAATTCTTCTGATACTGATTGTGGGCTTTCGAATGTTATATTTCGATATTCTTGTGATGCAAAATTCCACCCCGCTGTACTTCCTGATGAGTAGTTATTGTAGACCTGAATTAAAGTACCGTCATTTCGGAGATAGGCTAAGATACGACGTGTAGACGGAGAACCTCCGTAGACTACTATACGTTCATACCCAATATCTCCACCATTATATGTTTGAAATTGGAAGTCTCCGCGAACATCGTTTGTTAAGTTGACCGATGTTTTAAATTGCCATGTTCCTGATAGTTGTTTTAACTTTCCCCATTCTTCCAACGTACCTGTAATCTTGGTTTTAGCATCAGTATTGTAGAAGGTCTTACCACTTGCTACATCAGATGCTGCTGCAGTACCTGTCAAACTATCTTTTGCAGCTACACCTACCGTGAGTTTACCTTTTACCACATCGCCATCGGCGGTAGTCTCAGTGACAGTGATGGTAGCGCTACCTGCAGCTTTTGCTGTTGCTCTCCATACACCACCATCATTCTCAGCTTCGACAATTGTAGGTGCTGAACTGGTGATAGTGTAGGAGTCGTCATAAGGTAAACTTGAGCAATCGATATCGTCCCCCACTTTTACGAATTGATCGTAAGCAGTGGCGGGGATGTTGACTGTGACTTTAGATAAGAATTTACCTGTTGAAGGCGTGACTTCACCGTTGGAGGTTGCTGTCTTTTCCTCGGTCGGTACTGCGTTTACTGTGACTTTTGAAAAATATTTACCACTTGTTGGTGTTACATCCTGCACTGATGTGGTCGGCGTGATGGTCTTTGTCTCCGTTTGGATTGCACTAATCCGCACATTTGATAAACCATCATAACCACTATCAGGCGATATATTCTGTGTCGTTGTAGTAGGCGTTGCGGTCTTCTCCTGAAGTGTAGGAGTAGGTGCAGGGACATTGACAGTAACCTTAGATAAGAATTTACCTGTTGAAGGCTTGACTTCACCGTTGGAGGTGACTGTCTTTGTTTCAGTTTGTATTGCGTCAACATTGACTTTCCCTAAAAAATCAAACCCAACGTCGGGTGTGACCGTTTTCACTGAGGTGGAGGGTGTGACCGTTTTTGTTTGAGACATCGGTGCATATATCTGTTTCATCTGATAACCAGTGCTGTCTACCGGATTAGCAGTAAATTTTTGATAAAACGATGACGAACTACGAAGAATCGAACCAGCGAAATTCGAATAGTATACCAATGTTCCCCTGTAGTCCGCTGATTCACCATTCTGGTAAATATAAGTAACTCTTGAATTGGCAGGTTTCGAAGAATAAGTTGTAGATTCAGCACTTAAAGCATTAACTGCGTCTGTCAAAGTTGAGTAAGAATCTGATATTAAAAACGGACCTACTATGTCTATATAGGTGTTATAGTGTGACGCTCCTGTTGATGCCAGATCCGAGAACGTCGTGTTATAATCAGAACTCACGCTCGCCTTCGGAAGCCATACAATTCTATATTTGAGGTTATTAGGACAATACATCACGATATAATACGGATAATCTTCATTGGGTGGCTCCACACCGATAGGAACAACTTTATAATCCGCACCAGTTTTATAACTCCCCGATGTACCCATGAACCGATAAACAGAGTTCTCGTTTTCCTCAACAGCTAATGCATCCATCTCACTTGTTGTTGCAACCTCAATAGGACTTGCGATCTCCGTGCTAATCGTGACTTTAGATAATGCTTTACCACTATCAGGCGTGACCTCGGTCGTGCCATTTTTGTCAATGGTGACGTTTTTTTCTTGAGTGGGCGTTTTGGTTTCTGGCACATTCACTGTCACTTTCTTCAATCCGGCATAGCCAGAATCAGGAGTAACTTCGCCATTAGCGGCAGCAGTCTTCTCCTGAAGATTAGGAGTTACTTTAACGTTTTTAAATGAAACTTTGCCTTTGGTGGCGAGTTCCACTCCCGATTGAGATGTCATATCGACATTTATAATGTCCTGCCGTGTAGCATTTGCGGTGAACCATGCATAAAATCTGTCAGAGACAGTTTGCGTTGTGCTGCCGAATTCAACAGTTTTATAGCTTTCGCCTTCCCAACCTTGATAATCGGAATCATATACTGTATCACCGTTATCATTAGCATGACGGTATTCGATATATTTTCCGCTACCGCCAGACGGCGCATAGATGGCGATTTTCTGCCATTCTCCACCAGAACTGAAATTAACAGTTTCGTAGATGGAATTTTCAGCGGTTATACCAGTAAGGTCGAGGCTATCCTTAAATAACCAAGTTCCTCGAATAATAGCCATTACTCAGTCACCACCTCTCCGTTATAGGATGGAATTCGAGTAAGAAGTTCTTGTATGAGTTCTTCTTTCTCATTCTCGATTGTGTCTGCTTCTGTATTCTTTACATTTTGAATTGCAGTCGCTTCAACCGCTTTAATGTTATTGATAGCTTCAGTCTCAGCAGCATTAATTCTTGTAGCTTCTGCTTTATTGACATTCTCAATAGAAGTGGCCTCGGCAGCTTTGATGTTTTCAAGAGCTTTGAGTCCTGCTTCTGTCTCACCGGCTGCGAGTCTAGCCAAAGCTTCATTTTGAGCCTCAACTACAATGTTAACTCCGGTCGTGCCGGCTGCCAAAAGTTCCATATACCATGCCTGAAGAACATCTGCATACTGCTCGATAACAAGTTCTGCATTATCGATAGTCTTGGAGATGGTGACACTACTATAAACTCCAGTGCTCCATGCATAGTCAATCTTAGAGCCCGAGGTACAAGCAAAGCGAAGAACAAAGTTCAAGGAGCCGACATAGAGTGTGGCATTTTGAGAGATTAGCCAGCTGCAGACAACAACATTCTCATCATCGGGACTGAGCTGAAGATCGGTGACCTTGTAAACGCCAGTACCACGGTTCTTACTATTCTCTGAATCAATGTTTATGTAGTGGACCTGTACTTGGTCGCAAAGCATCATATCATGCCCATCAACATAACGAGGTATCTCAAAGGTATACCTCTCACTATTGTGGTCTTCCTGTATGATGATCAACTTGTCTGTTGACATATAGGTTATGACTCTGGAATCCGGGTTTATACTAAAATGCGGATCGGTGTCATAAACTGGGTGAAGATGTGCCATAGATCATCCCTCCTTACTTTGTTTCTGCTTGTATATTTAAACGCCACTCAAGTTCTGTTGCTTGCTTGTTCATTGCATCAAGAACAAAAGAACTCGTGGGCGGATCGAAGAGTATTCTCACTTTTAAATATATGTAAGTTTTAGCTGCTTCGAGATTTACTGTTTCGCCGAGGATTTGAGTCCATGTATCCATCTCACTAGAAATAGTAGCAGGCGCTGAAGGACCGACTCCCAGCTGGTTTAGAGTCATTAAGACTGTATTAATGTGAATGATAATATCATTGTCGAAATGTGTATAGTCGGCGGCAATGCCGAGCATCTTTTTAATTGTCGTAAGAACCGATTCCATTCATTACCTCCTCCATGGACAAGTATCATTTGGTGTTCTCTCAACAGGTAACTTATATAGCAAATCTTCGTCTCCATAATGGATTGCATCATGAGTTCTTTTCATAGTGCAGATCAAATATTCCGGATTAAGAAGAAAGTCACTTCTCTTTAAAATATCCTCTTTAGTTATTGGATTCATGTGATGAATGATGATTCGGGAATATATCTCTCGACCTGGGATTCCTAAGTCGCAGCCATTGTCTCGAATAATGACTTCATCTCTAATAGAAAGCCACTCAGGATCTTTGTAGAATCTCTGATTAATCCATCTATCAAACCCAAAGGTTTCCTCTCCTACCTTTCCTTCAAGACGTAAATATCTATAGCGTTCTTCAAAGGTCTTTAGCGAAGCAAGCTCAGAATATGTCCGGATCTTCGGGATCTGAATCGTCATTACCACTATACCTCCGCATGGCATTAAGAGCGTTGGTGTAAAGTTCCTCAACTCGTTTAGCCGATTGAAGTGCTTCTGTTTTTGCTGTTATCAGTTCTTTCTGTTTCTCGAGAATTTCTTTTTCTATTCGTTCTTTTGTTGAACCAAGCTTAAGGTAATGTGTAATCACCTGAGAAGAAGCAGTACCTTCTTGCAATTGCTTCTCTGCCAGGTCAACTGCTAAAGAAATCAATTGATTCTCTCTAGCTTCTGGTGTTAAGGCCGGTCTTCTCCTCCGTGTTGTCCCAGAAGAGTTTTCCGCTTTGACTTTTGCCATACTTTATTGCCTCCTCCCTTCAATTTTTGACACCAGGACGGGACTTGTTCTAGTGTCTGACAGACTTAGACATGGCTTTTACATGACTTTTAGATAGCATTTAACGGAGCTTACAGAACCCTGTTTCGCATCACGTGAAAGGAGAGGAAAAAACTTAACTTAAAACCAAATCCTGTAAGCCCCTTTAGATGCTATCTAAGGCCTCCGGGCATAAAAACACCTCCAAAAATCTTCCCCCGGAGAATTTTTTAGGAGCTGAGCGATGTGGGGAGGGGGTGTGTCTTTAAAGACCCC